ATATATACTAAGGATATTATATTTATATTATTCTCATTATTAAGTTACGTCGATTTGAGGATGAAGCTGCCTATTTCAGAGTATTATATCATAATTCTTGTTAAATTGCAAGACTATAATTGGTTACAAAAATATTACAGTTTTAATAAAGCCTTGACTTTTCCTGTTAAATTTGATAAAATAATTAAAAGAAAGGGGGTCTGCAAATGAGTAAGTACCATCGCTGTGATGCTACTTGTAAGTATTTCCCAGCAGAAGCCAGTAAGGTTTTAGATGAATATTTTGATGCTTACGGCGTCAAACATAGAGAGTCCATTTTCTCGTGCTGGTATGACGCTCACAGGATTGTGAGATACGAGGATTGTCCGAATTATAAACCTAAAGAAAAGTGAGGTATAGAGTTTGGCAAAAATCGACCTATTTTACACTTTAAAACTCAACACATCCGATATTTACGAGCAGATAGCAAAGAATGGTTGTGTTGAAACAGACTTTAAAACAGCAAAGAATGCTGGTTGGGTGGTTGCTCTTGGGGATAATCAACTACTAAGATTCATTCGTCAGATTAAAGATAAACCTTTTGATAAAGAAAAGGTTCAAACTCTTTATGATAGGCGTAATATTTTAAAGCAAGACAAGAGTTCTAAGAAAAATGCAAGAGAAATCATAAAGATTCAGAATGAAATCAACGAACTACTATTCGTTCCAGACCTTGTGACAGTTAGAACTGACACTACGCAGAAGGATTATAAGCAACTATGCAAGACTGGATTCTCTGTTAAATTTAAAGTGAATGAGACAGAGTATGTAACAAAGTATAAGCGTTTATGCGCTGGTGCTGGTCAGTTAAGAAAGAATTCTGCCAACTTTGTAAATGCAGAGATTTATGACCAGTTACTCAATATTATGCTTTGTGGTCTTGATGCAAAAAGCATAGGCAAGATTAACCTCGCTAAATTCGGAGCTTATCTTGCGTTGTCCACTTCTGCCACCAGAGTCGTTAAAACACCAAGAATCTGCGTTATTGACGATTATGAATATCCTTTGAAAGACCAAATTGTTGATTGGATTTTCAAAAATGAAAAAGGCGAAGACGATATCAGAACCGAAAAAATTGATTTTACAATGAATGCTTTCGACGGCGCTGGTATGGTCTGTCCTGAAATGGCTGAGAGATGGCAACAGGATTTAGAACTTGACTATTTACCATCTAGTTTTATTGTGAGAGCTGCGTGGTTTAAAGGTCTCTGCTCAATTTTTGACTTTAGACGTTTTGCTCATGAAATAGCACATAAAGATACGATTACGGATATTTATGGGGTAACATATAACATTGATGAAATCGACGTTATAGCTGGTTCATCAATGTTCAAACTTCATAAATGTTATCCTAATTTTCAAGTCTATCAGAGTTATTTTAAGCGTTACGGTCATGTGTTTGGTGTAGCAAGAGTATCTAAGAAAGTATCAAACCAACTTAGCACCCTCAATTACCAATATATTCAGAGCAATGATTTTACAGAAGAGTCAATTAAGAACCTAGCAAATCCTACCATTGATTGGCTTCAAAAAGTAATGTCATGCGACCCGCTTTATGCTTCTCTTATGATGATTGGATGTCATGATAGAGATACACTAGAGCAGATAGAGAATAGCCTTGAGTCTCCAATCGCTAAATGTCTATTATATAATACGGATATATTAAATGATAGCTATGCCAAAAGTAAAGTAATGCGTCTAGTTCGTAAGAAGATAGACCAAGCCAAAATTGGTAAAATTTATGTTGAGGGTTCTTATGATTTTTTGATTCCAGATTTGTATGCTATGTGTGAACACGCATTTGGCATGGAAGTACATGGGTTGCTACCTCCAAAATGTATGTATTCAAAACGCTGGGTAGATAAAGGAGCAAAGGTTGTAAGCACTCAACGTAGTCCTTTAGTTGCCCCTGCTGAAAATCAGTTGCTTAATGTTTATTCTGATGATAAATGTAAGGATTGGTTTAGGTATTTGGAATGGGGAAACGTATATAGTATTTGGGATTTAACGATTATTAGTCAATCTGATGCGGATAAAATCTGATTGTCCGAGAATGTAGTAATACATTTATAGAATGTGGTGAACCTAGAAATCTAGGGTGTCTAATTTAATTAGGCTAACGGTAAAAATCTAAGTAGTAATTAAGTTTTATATTATTAAAAGGATTGGAGGTGAGAGCGTGAGTGAATATTATGTTTATGGATGGCAAGATATAGACAGTGGAGAAATGATATACATTGGTCAAGGGAAGGGAAAGAGATATTCTGAATGTGATAGAACAAGAAGAAATAGCTTATTTAATAATTACTTGTTGAATCACGAAGTTTATCCATTCATCTTGATAAATAACTTAACAGAACAAGAGTCTTTAGAAAAAGAAGCACTCCTTGTCAAATTCTATAAAAATATTGAACAGTGTATATGCAATATTGCGGCAGACGGGCATAGAAGTATGCCGGGAAGCTCTAACCCAAATTATCAAAACGGAGACGTTCTGAGGAAAACCTATAAAGAGCATCCAGAACTCAAGGAGAAAACAAAACATTGTGGGCTTGATAATGGGATGGCTAGACCCGTCATGATAATTATTGGACAAAAAGAAATCAGATTTAAATATGTAACTGATGCAGCGCAATATTTGATAGACTCTGGAATCTCAAAGGGGAGTTTAGCAAATGCCAGAAGCGCAATTGCAACTAGAGCAAGGTCTGGCAAGCCGTATTGTGGGTGCTATTTCAAATATATCTGATTTTTATATAAATTACTATACGAAAATACCGTGCCAAGGCATTTAGAGTGCAAGGTGTAACGACTAAAGTTCGTATTTATACGATAAGAGATTTAATGTGAAATTCATTATTTCGTAGTGCCACACATCCTTAAAGGATGAAGAGATAGTCTACTCCGAAGCTTGAGATAAAGCTTGTTAAAGTATAGCGAAAGCTACGGTATAAAGGTTTGACGGTGATATCAGCCTTACTTCTGATAATGAATATTTAGTAAACGCAATCAATCCAGATTTACCAATTATCACCTATGAAAAACAGAAAGTGAAGGCTCAAAAAATCAATTTTGATAATTTAGGTTCTTTTGATGTAAAGAGTTTCGACAGTCCTATTGGAGGTATTACGAATCTTGCAAGCAATCTTTATGCAATGAAAGATTTGTTTCCAAAAGATTCTAAAGAGTATGTTGAAATCGAAAAACGTATTCGTCTATTACGTCGGTGTCAGGGAGATGCTATTGACCACGCTAAAGGGGCTGTTTTTAAAAGCTACCCAAAGTATTGGTCACACCGGCAGAAGTATATCCCTATCACTGATGATATGACCGACGAACAGAAACAAGAAACTCAAAAACAAAATGAAGAAATTAAGTTCAACAATAGCATCTGTTGTGATAAGAAAACTTATTTCTTTGGTTATGTTTATCCGAAAGAAATGGCGAGGCTAAAGCATTATAAGAAGAATCAGCGCGAACTTTGTTATCGAGTTTTTGGTTGCAAACTAAAAGACTTACAACAAAAACAAGATAAAACAGCAGAAGAGAAACAATTTATACGCAATTATTATAAGTATATGCCTCTGTTCAATTCTAATTGTACAATGAATATCCTTGCAAAATATGTTGAAGATTATGAGTTTAAAGAGAATAAATCTAGTAAATATTTTGATTATTCATGTTTAATGTCCAATAAAGATAGAGAGTTTAAGAAAAGTATTTGCGAAAAAATTGCAAAAATTATTCGTGAGTTCCAAAGTAGATATCCCGCTCTATTGAAGAAAGTTGGTCATGATAGAGACTGGGGTGTTGGAGACGCTGACACCCTTGGTTCTGAGAGAGAACTTTACTTTGACGGTTTCTTTGATTATTATAAAAACGAACTGATAAACATTTTGTCAAACGAAGAAGAACTTGTAGATTATATCGTATATACATACTACGAATACTGCAAGTCTGCCGACAAGACTCTTCTTTGGGAGTTATATTCGGACGTCGTTCTAAATAATGTAAAGAACAATTCAGACTATTATTATAAGATTGTGGAATCCGAAGATGGACAAGAGTTTTTTGGAAAGAAATTTGTCTTACAGGAGGTGGCTAAATGATTTTCAATGAATATGAGAGAGCTGCCGAAATAGATGAGAAGCAGAAGTTTTCTACAGATATTATGACTGACGGCATTCTTCTTGCTAGGTTCTATAAAACGAATGGTTTAACAAAGGAAGAAACAAAAGAAAAGATTGAAAGAATTATAAACGCCCTTCCTAACTGTTTTGTTCCTAAATTTAAAGAAAATTCCGTTAGAGATATTATGGCTGGTTTTGATTCATTTGAATTAATGAATAATGACCCTGTGTATTTCTACAAAGAAGAGATGGACGTTATAGAATCATTAGCGAACAAGACCGCAAGAAAAGTTATGTTTGCCCTGCTATACATTCGGAAATCTTCTGGTGAGGATATATTTGAGGCAGAGAATAAGGATATCAACAGAATTTGTGTAAAAAGAGTTAATCAAGACAGCATTCGCAGGGCATTCTTTGAACTAAACAAACTTGGATATACGAAGTATTCAAATTTCAAAGGAGAAAATAAAATTGAAATTATTCACCCTGCTTTAAATTATCTATATACTTCTGAGCCAGTAATTACAATTTATGATAAGCATAATATAATCAACTATTACTTAAATTATATTGGTTTTGGCAAGTTTATTTTCTGTAAGAATTGTGGAAAGCTGGTTTCTGTTACTTCTTTTAACGTTGACTATTGTGATAAATGCGCCAGAGAGATGTATTTAGAAAGCCATAAGAGACGCAATGAAAAATATAGAAAATGACAATTTGAGACGGTAAGAATTTTCAAAAAAACCTAGGAATGAAGCCACTTTTTAGGACTCTTGTACAATTTCTATAAATGAATAGGGAAACATAGAAAATCTCTATTTTGCAGACCGGTATTCGCTGGTCTGTTTTTTATTTATGAGCAAGCGGAATTAAACAACCGCCCAAGTAAATTAAAGGAAAGTAAATGATTCAAGTATCACGAGCCGATATTGACGCACTACGCAAGGTTGGTCTTCTAAAAGAAGGTCGTGACCGTAATTATACGGTTATCAACCGTAAAAAGAAAAGTCGTCGTAAGAAGTATTGTGTCGTAGAGGAACCTAAGATTCTGGCATTTCTGAATCGCAAAAAGGAATACTAATACGATTGGGGGAATTGTAGAATGAATTATAAAACTCCAATTCGTAATGATGGAGAAATGGTAGAGCAACAGATTCTACTGTCTGGCAATAACTCCATCAAGAAAAATCTAGCAATTTATCAACGTAAGATTTTGATTAATCAAGAAATTACGAATGAATCTGTCACAGAAGCTATATATTATCTATATACGCTTATGGACTTGGATAGAGAAGAGGGAGTAGAGAAGAATCCAAAGCCTATTGATATTCTTCTAAATACTCCGGGCGGCTCTGTATGGGACGGTCTCATTCTGGTTTCTCTGATTGAACAGATGAAAGACATGGGATATATTATCAATACAACTGCTATTGGTACTGCCGCTAGTATGGGTTTTATTATCTTTATTACTGGTTCCAATCGTTACTCTTATCGTCATGCACAATTTATGCTACATGATATTTCTACAATGATGGGTGGTAAAGTAAAAGACCTAGAAGAATCTATGGAAGACCTAAAGAAGTGTCAAAAGCAGGTGTTTGACATTATTAAGAAATATACTCATATTCCAGATGAGCAACTAGATGATTGGGTTAAGCACAAACGGGACGTTTTCTTTTACCCAGATGAAGCTGTTAAATGTGGTATTGCAGATAAGGTGCTTTGAGCAAGCGAGGACAAACTCTCGCCCAAGGGATTGAAAGGGATAAGTATTTGAATAATACTAAGAATACTCAAGATATTGAAAAAACTGAAACCATTGCTGTAGAAGATATGTCTAAGGAACAACTAGTTCAGCTATTCTATAAGCTGGCTGACGAGGGCCGTTTTGATGACGAAGACATTGATGATTGCGATGGTTGCTATTGTTGCGATGATGACGATGATGACATTGGTGATGTTGTAGACCCTGTTATTGGATTTGGCCTAGAGAACGTTATTGATTCTGAATTTGATGAAGAAGAGTTTAACAAAGGTATTAAGTCGATGAGCTTTGTGGCTGGTCAACTGATGGCGCTACAAAACGCTGGTATCAAACCTCAGAATGCTCTTGAGTATCTACACGCTACTCATTCTCAGGACAGTGATTGCGAATGTGCAAAGCAAGTTGCAGAACTACAAGCTGCTGTCAATGAAAAGGCTGAGAAGAAGAATTTGATTGAGTCAAAAAAGAATATAGCTTAAAACTATGTTCTTAAATTATATTATATAAACAGCTATATGCTGTAAGGAATGAAAGGGAATTTTATTATGACTTCTACTGCTATTATTAAGATGATTGCTGACAAGACTGAGTACACTCAGAAGGATATTAAGGCATTTCTAGCTGCTGCCGAGCCTGTTCTACTAGAAGCACTAAAGGCTGGTGAGTCCTTTAAGATTATGGATGTCACTGTTTCTCTGGCTGATGTTGCAGAACGTACCGCTCGTAATCTACAGACTGGCGAGATGATGACTGTCCCTGCTCACAAGAAGGTTTCCTTTAAGCCCTCCAAGGCTCTCAAGGAAGCCGTAAAGTGATTTAACCAAAGATTGATATACTGGTGTTTCTCTACCATTAAGTGAGAGGCTGTAACATCAGGTGAGCCACTACCAATAAGTGTGGAATTAAAAAAGCGGTAATTCTGCCGTGTAAACTATTTCTTGAATTATTAGCGGGTGCAACGCTTAGAATATTGCACACTCGTTTGTATTCTACCGGATACTGCTGGACATGGTTTGCTAAAATGAATATCGCTGGCATACCGATTAAAGTATGCTTATATGTCGCAGAATAGCCCAATCAGGTACGGCGCTTGGTTCATACCCAAGAGATTCTTCGTTCAAATCGAAGTTCTGCACCCAATAACAGAGAAATAGGATTCTCTGTTAAATTTAAATAAAGAAAAAGAGGATTTTCTATTATGCGTTTTTATTCTGATGTATGTCACAAGCTATTTGAATCACAAGAAGAACTAGAAAAGGCTGAAAAAGCTCTAGCTCAAAAGAACAATGAAGAAGCCAAGAAAAAAGCTGAACGTAAGGCTGATGCCGATAAGGTTCAGAAAGCTCACGACGAAGTGTTTAAAAAGTACGACGAGTATTGCAAGCTAGTTGATGAGTTTGTAAAGAAGTACGGTTCTTATCATACTACGATTGACAAGCCAATTCATCTTAATGATGTACTACGGTCTTTTGCGGATGTATTTTGGTTTTAATTATTAAAATTATAGAAGGAGGCTAAAGAATGTCTGAAAAAGTCGAGATTTTTCACTTTGATGATATTGCTAATAGTTATCACGGTGAATCTCTATATTGTGGGCTAAGTTCTTCACTAAGCCTCCAAGTTGATAAAGATTGCACAATTACTGTATATGGGAAAATCAATCCTCGTTCTGGCGAATATTTTCAATTGCAAGTTTTAAATGAAGAGACAATGAAAACTTTTCCAAATATTACTTCTGCTGGAAATTATTTTGTCCATATAGCTGGATGTTATCATGTTAAATTTCAAGTAGAAAACGCCACTGATGTAAAAGTCGCTGGTGTATTCGGGAAATATCATTATCCGTCTGCGGAAGTAGACTTGGACGACTATGCTTCTATTGAATATGTAGACAGCAAGTTGGGTGCTGCAACGGAAGAAGAATTTAGAGAAATGCTTGAAGAAGTTCTAAATACCCCATCTACAAGTGCTGTATTTAAAGATGGAAATTTAGTTATTAATAATTTTTCTTATGATGATAGCACAAAGAATTTTAATATTGAATAATTTAAAACAATATATTTAAACAAATGGCGGTTTTCCGAAAGGTTGTAATTAACGCCTATATTGCGTTCCCGCATTTTATATAAATTATAACATAATCTACATCTTCTAAGATATATCTTGGTTAATTGAAGGTGTTTTTATGGAAATTGATGGCAAAAAGGTTGCTTCTACAGGTACTACTGCGCTCGGTATTGTGGGCTAACACCATATAACCCAAATAGCATTTTTCGTTTTGTCGAACGGATGTAATTAGCTGAGTTTTTATTAAACTCGTAAGTAAAAAATACTAATTATGTTAACGGGGGAATTTCTAAGACGCAATCCCGTGGGAAGGAATTTATACGATGAAAGAATTTAGAAAAGTTCCTAGTTTAAAGTTTCTATACGAAATCAGTCAGGACGGTATTCTTCGTAATGTAAAGTCTAAAAAAGAGACTGTTTTTGAGCCAGATAAGAATGGGTATTACAGATGTACTATCCATAATAAAAGTATTGCTGATTCACCAAAACATTTTCTTAGACATAGACTTGTTGCTGAATGTTTGTGTAATATTCCAGAAAGATTGGAAGATTACCCAATCAATAAACTACAAGTAAATCATATTGACGGAGATAAATCTAATAATAATTGCAAAAATCTTGAATGGGTTCTCCCGTTTGAGAATGTTCGTCATGCTGTAAAAAATAATCTTTGGTATGAAAGTGAAAAATTTACAGAGCAGAAACATGAGAAGAAACCGATTATGTGTATAGAAACTGGCGTTGTTTTTGAATCTTCTTACAAAGCAGCAGAATGGATTTGTGAAACTACTGGAAAATCTGCAAAGTATTTCAATATGTCAAACCATATTCGTGAAGTTGCTAGAGGCAAGAAGTGGAAGAAAACAGCCTATGGATACCATTGGAAATTCGTATAAATTAAATCTGTACAGACTATCTCCTTAATAGGAGAGTAAGGGTTCTATTGACACGAATCTTGAAAAAGTGCTACCGCTTTTGCGGTAAGATATAGTCGATTAATTATAATGACAGTCTTAGGTGGCACCGCTCTTGCTGGCGTATTAGGCGGTAATGGTGGTGGCAGTGGCTCACCTAACGGTGGTGGACTACTAGGTGGTCTATTTGGCGGTGGCAATAACAATAGCTGTTATGTTACCGAAAAAGAGTTCTATCAGAACCAACTAGCTGATACCAATATTATGTATCAGAATCTAATGAATACAAATAGTGCCCTGTGTGAACTAAGCCAGCGTGTTGCAAGCGATGAAGTTTCTATCGCTAAGAACTTTGAAATTGCTGCGCTAAATAGCGAATGGCAGCAGAAGATGAATGACAAGCAGTTTACTTGTGTTGACGAAAAGATGCAGTGGATGGATAAGTTTATGAAGGCTTATGTTGATTCTGCTACTTGCGACTTCATCAAGGCAAAGCATTATCTTTCTCCTTCTGACCTTGCTGACCCTTACACTAACACCTCTCAGGCAATTGTATCTGTTCCTGCTTATCAGTTTACAACTACTGCTTGTGCAGGAAATTGCTACAATCCTTATTTCGTGAGCGGCACTGCTTATGCAAATGGCCCTGCTTACACTAATACTGGTTGTGGCTGCAACGGTGGACTCACTTTTTAATTGAGTTCTAACTAATCTCTATTGTGGGACAAGTATTCCACAGAATAACATTATACACATTTTTACTTATTTTTTGCAAGCGGGTGAAGATTTATGAACTTCACAAATCCAAGTCCTCTCATCGGAAGTATGCGTTCTCCACAGAATGTTATGCCAGTAGATGTAGGAGGAACACAAAATCAATATCAGAATCAATATCAAAGAAATATGTCGCCAGAACAGTGGGAGTATGTACAACAGGTTCGTAGAACTGGTTACGACCCAAATATGATGCCTCAAGTGCAGCAACCACAACAACCGGAACAGTCTGACCCTTACAATGACTTTATTACAGAGTTTAATCAGTGTTCTAATGTAGTTCAGGCAAGTATATTAGAAAACCCTGAATTTAAACAGTGTATGGCTGAATGTGATAAAAAGATTCAGGCAACTATGGAAGCTTTGGTGCGTCCTCAAGTTATGCAAACACAAGATGGTCGTGTAGCTTTTGAGAGGTTGTTAGCATCTTTCCGTGGTGTCAGAGACCAAGCAAAGCAGCAAGAGGCTCAGAATATGCAAAGAGTACAAGCATTAATGAATGATGACGTTGTTCGTAAGCGTATTGAAGAGTTAGAGAAGAATAAGTGAGGTGTTTGCTATGATTTCTGATAAAGAACTTTTTAAACAGATGGCTGACCGTGATGTTGTAAATTTATATCGTTATCTTATTTACCAGCTTGCTGGTGGTACAAGTATCGCTACTTATGCAAGTTTGTTTGAAGATAAGATTTTGGGATATGCTAATATCGGTGTGGATAAAGCTTGTGATTGGCTGTTTGGTAAAGATGTCGGTTGTGACATTGACGAGGCGGCTGATATCGCACAAGCTGTTGTTTCTGATAAGATTGAAGAATACCGTAAACGTGTTAAAGAACAACGTGCGGCTAAAAATGCGTAATAACATTGTAACATAATTGATAGTCCTAATAAATAGGTGATTATTATGAGATGGCCTATCGTGACCGTTACATCACTTGATAGCTCTGCTGCTGGTGTGGACGTATTAAAGGCAAATCCTGTATATACTATAGAAAGTTTGCCCTATCCAAGACGCTATTATTATTTTGCCTTGCTCATTAAAATTGGTTTTGAATTTAATGACAACAAGTCTCTTTTACTGACAGATAATAATGAGGTAAATAAGTATCACCTTGTTGACCGTCTTGGCAATGCAGTTCTTGCTTCTCAGGCTATGGGATACTCTCAGAGCCAGAGATTAATGTACTGTATGTATGACGATGTAAAGAAAATTGTCCGCGTTCTAAGTCCTCTAGCTCCTACTGATTATTATATTGAGGGTTGGCTTACTTAATAATATAATAAGGAGTGAAAGGAATGGTATTAAATAACGGTATTGCCCCATGCGGTACGATGTCAAGATGTTGTTGCTGTAATATGCGGCTTATTTGTGCTAAATCCCCTTACTGTGTTATAAATTCAGGGAACGGTTCTTCTGATAAGAAACTGGAAGAGATTGAGAATCTTATCCAACAACTAATCCAGTCACAAACACAAGCGATTGCTGATTTTGAAACAAAGGCTACTGCTGCTCAAGCTAGTTTAAATACAATTACTGCTAATATAGCGACATTGCAAACAACTAGTGATAATTTAACGACAACATTTGGTGAATTTGCACAAGATACAAAAACTAAGCTAGATGAAATCTATGCTAAAGTAGAAAACATACCAGCAACTAGTACAACTTCTATCAATGATTTAGATACGCCAATTGATGTAGATTCTTCTGATGTATCAGAGGATGATTCAAAATCACTTGCTGTACTAAAACCAAAAGAAACAGAAGATACTGTTCTGGTTGAAAAGAAAGGCTTATTTGGCAAGTCCAAATGGGTAGAACAAAAGAAATAATTTTGAGTTAAATTTTAGAAATTATAGACTCTTTAGTGGATATAAAATATTATGTCTAGTAAAGTGTCTATAATATTTGTTATAGACATAATTTGAAATTTAACTTATAGGTGTGCACCCGTATGTGCATGAAAGGAAAACATTATGACATTTGGTAAAAATGCGAAGAACAATCACCTTTATATTTGTAAAGAAGGTGATGTAGTATGAAGTATGAGAAGGAAAAATATTTCTCTTGCTATTCTCCTAATCTTAAAGAATATCTGGAAAGAAATGGTTTTAAGCCTATTACTTCGTTTGTACACATCAGAGAGAATAAGACTTGCTGGGTATTTGAAAAAGTTCCCGAGCTATCTATATATCTTGAGCAATGGACTCGCAATCGCAAGTAAAGGGTAAATTATATGAAAAATATTGTAAGAAATTTTTCTGTCGCTATCGTTGTATCTGTAACTATGTTTATTACCATTTATTATTCTATCGTATATGCGACAAAGAAACAAATTATGTTTGACAATTCAGATATTTTAATGATTATTTTCTTTGGATTGTTATCTTTAGCAATTATATTTATGTTACTTTACATTAATTCTAAGTTAAACGCATTCTCTAATGCTTTAGTTGATATTTCTAATAAAATTGATATATCAGAAGAAAATGTTGCAAATTTAGAAAGAAGCACACAAAGAATTATATTGAAGGAAATAAAAGGGAATAGGGAGTTTAAGGAGAAAATTTTAGAAAGGATGGACTATGAAAAGAAATCCGAACAGCAATCGAAGCAAAAGATGGGCTGAACGAAACTGTTTATCTTCTGATAAGTGTGCGTCTTATATAAAAGATTTGTGCGAAGCGTATAACCTGAAATATAAGATTTCTAATGATAAGCTTTTTATTGATGCTGATGGGATTTCTTATCGAGTTTATCCTGACTATGAAAATATATGTATAATTGCTGTAAATAAAAAAACAGGTGAGAAAAAATGGTATGACGGAGACTCGTGTTGGGTTGACTTTGTACTAGATATTCTCTAATGCTTTAGTTGATATTTCTAATAAAATTGATATATCAGAAGAAAATGTTGCAAATTTAGAAAGAACTCTTGACAATTTCTATATATTGTGCTATATTAACAATGGAAGCAAATAATTCCATAAAATAATATACGGAGAGATTGTTATGAATATTCTGCTAAGTTTGTTAATTTATAATCCAATTGAAGCATATACAATTATATTGTTATGTGGAATCATCAGAGGCTCTGATATAAAAATTGGTAGGTATAAGATTTTAAAATTATTTATATTTGGTACAATAACATTTTTGTTTCAATATATATCATATTTTTGGTATGGCAAAATTATATTTCTTATATTGAATATTGTTATTATATATTTTGTACTTCCTATTGTAATTAAGATAATACTTCTTATTATTTTCGGAGAGAATGTTGCACTGAGACAAGTATTAGTTTGCGTATTTATAATGGGAGTATTCTCAATTATAACATCAACAATATTTGGAATTATTTTCAAGAATGATATTTTGTTTTACAATAATAGTATTTTGCAAGAGTTTATATTGAATTTTTCTATTTTATTCTTGCAGATTATATTATATAATTTTATAAAGATAAAGAGGGATAGATATGAAAAACTTTGTAAAGGCTATTGCAAAAGGAGCTAGTTGTGCATCTTTTACTTTTTTTGGTCACTATCAGCCTAAGATGCCCAAGTCTCTAATGGAAAAGGTTATGGACGAAAATAAGAAGGAGAATTAATCCGACTTATATTATTATAGACATTATAGAATAATATAAGGGGAGTCGGCTTGTTGGCTGGCTCCCTATTTTTTTGTAAATAAGGAATATTCTTATTATGAATATTTTTAAGTATATTGAGGATTTATCTTATAAACTTGGTTTAAAGATGGCGAATTATTTCCATGAGGACAGTGATGGAATTGAAGAGACACAATACGGTATGTTTGCTGTTTTAAGCTTTTTGTTTGAATTTGGAACTGGGCTTATTATATCGCTTATTTTTGGATATGTCAAGTATTTTCTTGTATTTCAAATTACCTATTGTTTTCTACGTTCTGTTTGTGGTGGCGAGCACTGTAAGACATTTGCTTCTTGTTGGGCGGTAACAAACATTATCTCATTTGTTGGAAGCATGATGGCTATTTTATTATCCGTAAATAGTATGTTTGTAATGATTGGGGTTATTATTACATTTCTGGCATCTGTTGATATGTTTTATATTATTCCAAAACCAAGCGAAAATTCTCCTAGTAGAGGAAGTAGAGATATTGAGTTTAAAAGACGATATATTAAGGGAACTTGTATGTTAATTTTCTTATCTTGTATTTTGGTGTTTTTTAATATGCAATTTATTTCTGCTTCTATTTGCTCTGCTTATATTATGTGTTATATTATGCTTTCCAAATATGGAGAGAAATTTATAGGTGTGTTTAAGTTTTAATTAATTAAAGACCAGAAGATAGAGATATTAAGCTGCTATCACCCATTGTTAGGAGATACAGGTTCTTTGGCTTGCCTGTCTGGTCTTTATTATTTATAATTGTAGAACCGGTTTTAAAGAGGTGTGTTCTATGATTATAAATGATTTAGCAACAATAGCAAATTCTGATTTAATATCAGGAGCTGCAAACATTAGTCAATTTATAAATGTTTATCAAGCGACTAAAGGTGCGACATCATCTCAGTTAAATACAGAGCTAATCAAGCAAAACCAACATATTGAAAATAAACTTGACGAACAAACAAATATGTTGCTTGAAAAATTATTATCTGAATTAAAAATTATAGAAGAACAAAATATTAAAATAATTAAACTGCTGGGTGGTAGCGTCAAATGATTCTTAATACTAATGCAGAATTAGGTGGATTAGATGCCCTTGGTGTTGCAGATACGATTATTGCTTCATTGTTATTAAATTATTCTGAGAAATCTTATAAGTTAAATCTTGATAATACCTCGGAAAATAAAAAGGTTATTTCTCTATTAAACGAAATAAATGAAAATGAAAAAACTATTATTTCTTTATTACAAAGAATAATAGAAGATGATAAGTATTAGTCTTGTCTTATCGGTAAAATAATCCAGACTAAATGATGTGTGACGGTTCTGAAACATAAAAAATAAAAATTGACCGAGCCACGAGGAATAAAAGGGGTTAAAATATTATAGAAAGTAGTTGAATATAAATGGGTATACTACAAATTATCATTAATATCTGCTCTACTTTTGGTGTATCTGGAATCCTTTTGTTCTTTGTAAAAAGACACTATGATAAGAAAGATGAGGCATTAAAAGACAACAGACAAGAACGAAAAGAACTCAAAGAGGCAATCGAAAAAATTTCTAAACAAAATGATGAGCAGTATGAAATTATTTCTTCTCAAAATGCCAAAATAAACTCTTTGTTTGACGACGTAAAATCCTTAAAGGAACAACAGAAGCAGAACTCGCAGGCAGACAGAGATATGCTTCGGGATGCGATGTTGAGGACATATCATAATTGTTATGAAGTCAAAGGTTGGATTTCTGTTAATGACTTAGAAAGTTTTCAACATATGTTTGAGAGCTACACAGCATTACATGGGAATGGTATGATTCCGAGTGTGCGTGAAAAAATTATGAGTTTACCAACTATCCCCCCTGAGAATAAAACATAACAAGAAATACTTAAATTTAAAGAATGGAGGTATCTAATGTGATAGAACAAGAAATTACGTTGCTTACTAATGGTAGAATTTCTTTCCAGAAATGCGGGAACGGTCTACAGTTTGGATATTCTAAAAACCGTGGCATATACAGTATAAAAGTAAAGACTTCTGGTGAATGGAACGGTTTAACGATTCGCGCATTTTGGCATATCCCAGACATTAAAGAGCCAATCACCTCTTTATTAGTAGATAATGTTATTAAAGTTCCTGCATTGGTTACTAGTTATAAAGGCGAGGGAAGGATTGTATTTGAGGGTTCCGATGGGACAAAAACTGTAACAAGTGCAGATGTTCGTTATTATGTAAACAAAAATAGCGGAACCTGTGACGGTACAATTCCGGAACCGGGCACTCCTGCTTGGCAAGAGCTTGTTGGCACTGTAAAGAAATATTCTGATACTGCTGTTGAAGCAAAGGAGTCTGCTAAAAAATCAGCAGATGAAGCAAAACAAGCTCTTGAAGATACAAAAGATGTAAAGAGTCAGGCTATTGAAGAAATTAACAGTGTAAAAGAAGATGCAAAAGGAGAGCTAGAGACCCTTTGTGATTCTACCCGGGATTTTGCAAATCAGGCCAAAGAAGCCGCAGACAGAGCAAAAGCAAGCGAACTCGCAGCAAAAGACTCTGAATTAAAGTCTAAAGAAAGCGAAAGACTGGCAAGTGAATACAAAAATTCAGCTAATGAAAGTGCAAACTCTGCATTAAAATCAGAAGAGAACGCTTCAATAAGCGAATCTAATGCGACCGAGGCAGCTAATAGAGCATTGATATCTGAAAATAATGCAAAATTATCTGAGACAGCCAGTGATAATAGCTCTAAAAAAGCATTTGATAGCGAAACAAAAGCAAAAGCATCCGAAATAAATTCTTCAAATAATGCTGTCAACGCAGAAAACTCTGCAATAAATGCTGCGGCATCGGCTGATGCCGCAAAAGGCTCTGAGGACAAAGCAAAAACAAGTGAAATTATTAGCACAGCAAATACGGCAGAAGTAGCAAAAAATCTTGAAACAGTCAGGGATATTAAATCCGAGATTGACATCTTAGACGCTAATGTGTCGGCTAATGCAGCAAGTTCAAATGAAAATGCGAACAATGCAAGAATCAGTGCGGAGGCAGCAAAACAATCTGAGGCGAATGCTGCATTAAGCGAGGCGTCTGCTTTAGAGAGCAAAAATGCTTCTGCGGAAAATGCTGCAAAATCTCAAAATAACGCCTCTAACGCAAAAAATAGCGCAGATAGCGCAAAAGAAAGTGAAACAAAGGCACAAGAATATTCTAATTTATCTCAGTCCAACGCTAATGCTTCGAGTGAGTCTGCAAGTAATGCAAAAAAATCAGAAGTATCTGCAAAAGCAAGCGAAGATGCTTCAAAAAAGAACGCAGACGATTCTGCGGCTACCTTACAAGAACTAAAAGACGGCATTGCAAGCGGCGACTTCAAAGGCGAGAAAGGTGACAAAGGTGACCCAGGCCCAGCAGGTGCAGACGGCAAAGATGCTATTATTGACACCACCCTCACCCACGAGGGCGAAGCCGCTGACGCAAAAGCCACAGGTGACGCAATCAGCGCAGTAAAGGCGCGGCAGAACATCCTTGTTGGCACTGAGACAGGCAATCCTATCGCCGTTGACGATGCTTTCTCTGCACCCCTGTGCGGCCTGACCGTGTACGGCAAGAGCACGCAGGACGGCACACCCACACCAGACGCCCCTGTGCCTATCGTGAGCGCTGGTGACGGCGGGAGCGTGGCGGTGAAGATAACGGGGAAAAATCTGCTGCATCTCCCCGACATTGAAGAGCGCACTGCTAACGGCGTTACCTACTCCGTAAAAAATGGTGTTATAAAGATAAAAGGCACTTCACAAGGTAAGAGTGTTCGGATTATAGGAGGCATTAAGCTATTTGTTGACACATGGTTTTTCGACCCGAACCCGGTCAAGGGCACAGAATCTTTAAATTGCTATTTAGTTTTTACGAACGCCGTGACCCGTAGTTTTTCGCTAGCAGATGGTACTGCTAGTAAACCTTTAAAATTATCGGAAGTGGACGTAAAATACACGTTTTTTCTTAATATCGAAAGCACTGCGGGTTCCGTTATAGACATGGAATTGAAACCGCAGATGCTCCTGTCCGATAAACTGTTGCCCTACTCCCCCTACCGTGAACAGCTCCTCACCCTGCCCACACCCAACGGCTTGCCAGGCATACCTGTCACCTCTGGTGGCAACTACATTGACAGCACAGGCCAGCAGTGGGTGTGCGACGAGGTGGACCTAGAGAGAGGGGTGAAGGTGCAGAGGGTTGGCAAGGGGCGAGTTAACACAAGCGATGGTTCGGTAAATGAACAGTATCGACTGGCTTTAGATGTTCCGGGAAATGAAGGAAAAGATGGTGCTTCTCCGTGCATTATAAGCATAACGTCTTACACATCGTGGACTTCCTGCGTTGCGGGCACTAAACTGTATCTTAAAAATATAGCAAAATCTGAAGGCAGTTTTTATACTGTAGAAGAGATGAAAGCCTTAGCTATTGACGTTGATTTTGTGTATCAACTCGCCACCCCCATCGAAACCCCGCTCACCCCTGACGAAATCGCCGCCTACAAAGCGCTGATTGCCTACGCACCCGACACCGTGGTTCAAGCGAGCGACGGCGCAGGCATCCAGCTGGGGTATCAGAGGGACGTGAACATCGCCATCAAACGCATTGAGGACGCAGTAGCGTCCATGACCTAAGGAGGACTGACTATGGCAATTAAATCCAAAGCTCGGCACGACCTGACGTTACGCTCCATTAAGCGGGAAATTGCCGCAGGACGTGATGTGGCATACTGGCTGGACAAGGCGTACACCCATCTGGACAGCGGTTTGCTGACAGAGGACGACATCGCAGAGGTGGAAGCCCTTGCGCAGGCGTACTACGATGCACTGGACGCTGAGGACAAGGCGGACGCTGAAAAGCAGCAGGCTCAAAGGTAACAGGAGAAACCATTAGGGAGCTAAAGTCTTCTTGCGTTACTGGAATTTCATAATCTAAATCTGGAAAGACAATGTTGACTTATGCTGACGCTTATACACCTAAGATAATGACTTATACCGTTCTCGCATAATTTATAAATAGCTGTTTTAATTAAACACATATTATACATTTTGTTAAATTATAGAATCACTTTTTAATAAATAGGTGATTATTATGACGGTAAATGAATCTAAGAATATTATTCAAAAATTAATTAAGTATTCTATGGAAGAACTTGAAATGGCAGAACATTATCAAAAAATGATGGCTCACATGGAAGACTCTTCTGCGTTCTCTAAATTTAAAGAATTTGCAAACCAAGAACTTGCTCACCATGAGTATGACTTATCAACCGCAATGGCAATGGCACAGAAACTAAAAGATGAAAATGAGATTGCAGATGTGGACGAGTTTATAAATGGTATTTATAAGCAGAATCAGACACATTGGAAGGAAAAGATTGTTTGGAAAATTGCAAACGCAAAGCCAAAAACCTCTCGTTAAATGATGCTGGGCGAAGGGACTAGAGGTCGTTAAACAGCGACGATAAATGTTAAAGGTGTTGGAATAATACCACGGTATTATACAGTATCTTTGATTTTAAATGTTTATTGCTATGGCAACTATCCATGAGTAGAAATGCTTGTGGATAGTAACGATGGCAATAAAGTCATCGTGGAATTAAAGGAGTCATTTGGAGTGAAAGGAGTACACATGGAAGATAGTCTATTAAAGAATAAAGATGAAACCGATAAGGAATATGGTTTGCGTTTAGCTATGAATAAAGATATCTACGATATTAGCTGGTCTAAAATTTGTGACCTTATGTTTGAAGCAACTGGCGTAAGAAAAGACGAAAGCGCTTATCGTAAATATTATATGGCATTCCTTGATGGAGTTGATTATCAAAAGAACAAAGACCCGTCTGAACAAATGGACGAGTTAATGAATAAAGAGTTAGATATTAAATTAAAAACTGTCAAAATGAGGGATTATAAAGCAGCGCTTAATCGTGATATTAATAAGATTGCTCGTTTTGACATGCTCAAACAGGATATATCCGATTATGTTATCAAAAACCATTTGGAATTTGAAGACCACAATAAAAGTAACTTTTCATCAACTGAGAAGAGTTCCATTTTGTGCCTATCTGATTTCCATTATGGTATGGTAACTGATAATTATCTTAATAAATACAATCCTAAAATCTTCCATGAGCGCATGACCAAACTTTTTGACGCAGTTGTTAAGAAGATTTATTCTGAAAAGATTGGTACTCTGTACGTTATTAATTTAAACGATGCTATTTCTGGGTATATTCATAATACTATTCGGATTGAGAATCGTAAGAATGTTATTGAACAAGTAATGGAAGTTTCTAATGCTTTGGCAGAGTTTCTAAATGGGCTTTCTCAACATTGTAATATTGAATATTATTCCGTTATTGATAATCATTCTCGTTGTATGGCTAATAAATATGACAGCTTGCAAAATGAAAATTTTTCTCTTCTTGTTGACTGGTATCTAAAGGCCGCTCTGCGCTATGTACATAATATTCGTATTAATGAGAACGAATTTGATAATGATATTTTAACATTCAGTATTTATAACTGGAATTATCTAGGTTCTCATGGAGACAAAGATAACATTCATGATATAGTTCAGAATATGACGCTTCTAACCCATAAGTTCTATGATGCAATGTTTATTGCGCATAAACACCATGTGGAGTCTAAAGAGGTTGATGGGACTATGGTTTTTATGAATGGTTCTCTTTGTGGTACAGATAATTATGCCAAGTCTTTGCGTATTACTTCTCACCCTTCCCAGACTATGTATATTGTCACTCCTGATAATCCCTATGAATCTATAAATATTATCCGTTTGGATTAAGGTGGTGGTTACATGGCTATTGCTAAAAAAGGAAAGCAAATCGGAGAAGAGACGAAAAAGAAACTTATTTGCATTAGTTGTGGCTGTGGAGTTCAAAATAATTTCAATGCCACAAAAGATGAATATCATAAGTTCTTTAATAAGATACCATATTGTAAGGATTGTGTCAAGTCTATTTATAAAGGATACTTGGTAAAATACAATGGCAATACAAACCTCGCTATTTATTTTACTTGTAGAAAAATTGATATTCCGTATATTCATCAAGCATATTTGGCAGCTATGAAAGAATCTCAGAATGAAAACTCTGTGTTAAATGGAGAAGAAAACCTATTACCAATTTATCTAAAGAACCTTGCATTTGCAGATAAAAATGGTTGGGGTTCGAGCTTTGATGATTCTCAGGGAGAAAATAACATCGAAGGTCTAAGTAACTACGATGTTTATACAAAGATTAAACGCCCTAAAAAAGTTACTGGTGAACTTGGTGACGATGATGATTACGAAGATATTGAATTTAGCACGGCATACTTACAAAGTGTATGGGGTAGATTTGATAATGATGACTTAGCATATCTTCAAAATGAATATATGGATTGGGAATCCAAACTAGGTCAAATTGACACCAAAGATATTGATGTTATTGTAAAGCAAATCTGCCATACGACTCTTCAAATTAATAAAGCTCGTGAAAATGGGCAAGATGTTACAAAAATGATAAACTCTCTAACATCGCTTATGAATAATGGCGGCTTGCTTGAAAAGCAGAACAAGGCTGTTCAAAATTCTAAGGTTGTTGGTCAGCGCATTGAGGATATTGAGACCTTTAGACCTGTTAAGAAGGTTGACCCTGAATTGGCAGACGTAGATAGTAACCAAATGTTGTTTGATGCTTTTGTTGGTTGTATGGCGAGGACGCTTGGTAAAAATAATAAATATGTTGAAAAGTTCGAGAAAGAATTTGAACCGTACAGTATTGATATTATTGAAAGCGGCAAGGGAGAGGCCAAAGAACAGGCGGGTGAAAGCTGATGGCTGATTCAGATAAAGTTGTCATCCGAAGACTAAAAAAGAAAAAAATAACACTTCAAGAACAATATAATGAAAACTTTGAGGAATGGGTTGCTTATTGGAGAGCTAATCCACAAAGATTTATTACTGAATACTTGGGATTACCTCTATATGACTTTCAAAAATTTCTTATTTGGGAAATGAATAAGTTTCCAAACTATATATTTATTGGGGCAAGAGGCATAGCAAAAAGTTCACTAACTTTGGACTTTTGTTGTGAAATGGCAATTCTATATCCCGGAATAAAGATTCTAGTAGTTTGCCCTGTTAAATCTCAAAGTACACAGTTCATCAAAAAGATATACGAGTATATGCGTATGAGTAAGAATTTGGAACAGGAAATTGTTGTTGACGAAATTAAAACAAGCGTTAACGATAGCAAGATTCCGTTCAAAAATGGTTCTATAATTTTTGCAGCTACTTATAGTGAAAATGCGCTAGGTAGAATTTAGTTTATATATTTCAGACTTGTTATATGATTAAATCTTATTTGTTTATAGGAGGAAAGTGTAATGAGTATAAATGATTTTACAGAAGAAGACATTGAATTTCTAAAAGCTAATTATCAGAACATGACTATAGAAGAAATAGCAAGTGCTTTAGAAAAAACGTATAGTTGTGTTTTTTCTAAAGCAAGAAAAATTGGTTTAAGTAAAACTGGGTGTAAAAATAACAAATGGTCAGACGACGAAATATCTTTTATAAAAGAACACTATCAAGATATGACCACAAATGAAATAGCAGAGTATTTAAATAGAACTCCAAAAGCCGTTCATGTTAAAAAGTCAAGACTTGGACTAAAGAATGACCCGATTTATTCTTATGACAGGAATAAATTTGAGAAAATTTTAACAGAGGACGATGCCTATTGGCTTGGTTTTCTATATGCTGACGGGTATGTTTGCCATAGTAATAATAGCTGGTGGTATGGAGTCGAATTGCAATATAGAGATATTGGGCATTTAAAAAAACTCAATAAATACATGAATGGAAATATGCACATTGACACTTTCTATCATAAATCTCCTACATCTGAAAATATCTGCAAAATGTGTAAGATTATGTATTGTTCAAAACAGATATTCTTAAATCTTGCAAATTGTGGATGTATGCAAAGGAAATCAAAAGTTATTACAATGCCTTTTGGTGTTGTACCGGAGCAGTTAATTAGACATTTTATTAGGGGATATTTCGATGGGGATGGAAGTTGTGGAATATACAGCCATTCTGAGAGAAAGTACATAAAATACCCAAGAGCAAAAATTACTTGTGGCTCACATGATTTCGTAAACCAATTAAAAGAATACCTTAATAATATCAATATTAGATGTGGAATTGTTACATCTAAAGAAGGGAATTATGATATATTCTTTAGTGGAAAAGATAATGTGGTTAATTTTTTGAAATATATGTATAATGAATCAAATATATATTTAGATAGAAAGTATGAAATATATAAGCAATGCCTAGACTTACAGTGATGTAAGTTATTTTATCGGAGAAGAAAACTGGAAAGCTGAAATGCTAATCAGAGTGGAAGGCTATAAATAATATTATAGTCACACGCAACGCATAGGAACTGAACCTAGAGATAGAATATAATGTTCCCAAGAGGCTCCGACTCCTAATTAAATTTAGGATGAAAAGATATGCTGGTCTTACAAGAATTATAATTGTAAGAATTTAGAGATAAAAAGCTCTAAAGATAACAAGTCGATTCGTACAAATATATTGATTGTTGATGAATTTGTTAGAACAGAAAAGGAAGTAATTACTCGTGTTTTCGACCCTATGCTTTCCGACCCAAGAAAACCAAGGTATCTTGATTTAACAAAGGAACAAAAGGCAGAAGAGTATAAACATGAGGAATTAAGAAAAGTTTATCTATCATCTATTAGACGTGCAGATGAATGGTCTTACAAAACATTTGAGGATTATGTTGATTGGATGACAGATGGAAATAGAAATTATTGTACAAATGTCGTCAGCTATGTTCTTGGTGTTAAAAACGGATTTATTAGTAAAAAGAAAGTTGAAGATACTTTTAAATCAAACCTTGAAAATATGTCAATCCTCCGCGCGGAATATCTTGCCATACCTGAGCGTGGTACTGGCAACTCTTATTTCACATATAAAATGATGGATAGAGTTAGAACTAACTCCAAGGCATTCTGCTGTATGTCTGATGAAGAATATATTCAGTATAAAGATTGTAGAGAAAAGTATCCATACTATCAAGAAAAACTACCTAATGAAATTAGGTTGCTATGTATGGACGTTGCTGTTATTGAATCTAGCAAGAACGACAATACTGCATTTTTTATTATTAGGTTAATTCCTGATAGTGGAAGATATACCATTATTGTGCCATACGCAGATAGTATGCACGGTCTAAACTCAATCGCTCAAACTAAGAGAATGAAACAATTATTTTATGAGTTTGAATGCGATTACATGATACTTGATACACAAGGGGTGAAATGCTTGCCCCAATTATATAGTAATATATAATTAAGTATTGCGGAAGAAAACTGGAAGGCTGGAATGCTAATCAGAGTGGAAGTTATATAATAATATATATAACACACGCAACGCATAGAGATTGAAACTATTTATAGAATATAACATCTCCAAGAGTCCGCAACTCCTAATTAAATTTAGGATGAAAAGATATGCTGAACTAATACGAATTGTAAGTGTTAGAGTTTAGAGATAAAAAGCTCTAAAGATAACAAATGAGGTATTTCTATTTTTGACTATGCCACTACAGAAACCTACGATGAAAATCGTGGTGTTACTTACCCTGCATGGACAGTAGTTAACCCAGAAGATATTAAGATGGTCAACCGTACAATTGACAGAAATGCAGTTCCCGTAATTTATTCTGTTAAAACTCCAATCCAGTTAAAGTCTGCTATGTTTAGTAATATGCGTGATTTGATTACTGATGGGCGAGTTAATCTACTTGTTGATAGTCAAGAGGGTCTTGATTATATGATGAAGAACTATCAGTATTATAAGATTGAAGATGAGGATTTGAAGAGACGTCTTATGAATCCTTATGTACAAACTAATCGGCTTGTTGATGAGGCAATTAGTTTGGAACAGGTGGTTACTCAGGGCTATATTAACCTAAAGGAAAAAGCTGGGAATCGCAAAGACCGTGTTATGTCTTTAGCTTATGGTCTTTGGTATGCTAAGTTATTAGAAGACCAATACATCAACAAACAAGAAACCAACAGTCTATTAGACTGGACATTCTTTGGATAATTATTTTAAGAAAGTGAGGTGAGATGTTTGCCAAGAAAAAAGAAAGTTGAACAAGAAACATTGTCTGAAAAACAGGTTAATGATGTTCTAAATGCGTATGATTATTTTATGAATTTTTCTGATTCTTATAATCGTAGCTATTATAGTGGCGGTGCTGATTATAACACGCCAGATACTATTAATAGAAGGCTAAAAGATATTAACTTAACACAAGTTGATACTACTGTAGCAGATATTGAAAAGGCTTTAAAGAACGCGAAGGATTCAGAGGAAATTCTTTCTAATTATGCACAGACGCTTGAGATTACAAATATGTCCTTTAAGCGTCTAACGCAATATTTGCCAAATCTGGCGGCATTTAACTTAACTTTTGACCCAATCAATGTTACGAAAGAATCTGAACTAAAGTCTAAAGAATTTAAGAAAGATTTAGCTAAAGTAGATGAGTTTTGTAACAAGTTCGATTATCGCACAGAATTTGCGACTGCTCTTCGTCAGATTTTTAGACAGGGCGCAACATTTGATGTTCTTCGTAACGAGGGTGATAAATATACCCTACAAGAACTCCCAAAGCAGTATTGTAAGATTACGGGGCGTTTTGATTACGGTTATCTTTTTGATTTCGATATGAGTTGGTTCTTAAATACTGACGGTGTTGATATTGATATGTACCCAACTATCTTCAAACGTATGCTGAATCGGATTCAAAAAAACTATAACAAACCTTATGACCCTGCAAGACGTTTGCAATCAAGAAATACTGGTTTTAATTATTGGCAACAGACTTCTCCTGAAAATGGGTTCTGGTGTTTTAAGCTCGACCCAGAACTAGCAACTATTTTACCTTATTATTCGGGCATTCTTGGTAATGCTAGTTTCCAGCCTGTTGTTAGAGGTCTGCAACAGGATAAATACTTTATTGATGCTTCTAAGATTCTAGTTGGTATCCTTGGATTCAATAAAGAGCAGAAGAGTGGTCAGGTTGCCAACTCTATCAACATGACACCTGAGATGATTGGCAAATTCCTAGGCGTTGCTCGTAAAGGGCTGAATAGCCAGATTGGTTTAGCTGTGCTACCCACCGACGATGTTAAGGCTGTAGACTTTAGTGTTTCAAACACCAATTCCGATGTTGACTATGCAAGCTCTGTTGTTAAACAAAGTGTTGCTTCTAGTGAAGCTCTGTTTGGAACTGAAAAGCTAAATAGCCATCAGTCTAAACTAGCTTCTCAGATTGATAATAATACTATCGAAGCGCTTTATCCTATGTTTGCTAATTTTATGGAATTTTTTATTAATAGAATGACCGAGAAATATAAATTCAAAGTTCGTTTTCATGATGAAAATGTCCCTGACCAAAAGGCAGAACGCAAAGCGCTATTCAATGATTTTTCTAAGATAGGATTTGTAGATATGCAGCTTGCCGCTCGTTGCAATGATATGAATGTATTCGAGTATACAAGGCACTTGCAAATTTCCAAGAATTGTTTTGATGTTAAGGGGATGGTTATTCCTCTAAATCAATATTTAACTCCCCCTGTGCAAACTAGAACTGGTACTAGCGCGACAACAAAGCCACCAGAGAATCCTCTTACTAAAGGTAGCGTCGGTAGACCACCAAAACCTGAGAGTGATTCTGAGTCTACGGAAGCAAGTTGGGCTAGGGGTTCTAATGAACTCAAACAGGAATTTAACGAGTAATTGAGGTGATATAATTGGCACTATCTAAAGAAGTGATTAAGGCTCTAAATAGCTCTAATGGTCTAACTCAGTCTCTAAATGTCGGTCAGGCTATTTCTGATGCTATTGATGAATGTGGCGGTTCTACTACCAATGTGCAGAACGTCACTAATGTAATTGATGCGCCTAAGATTGCGCACCACGATAAGCTAGATGGTAAGGTTACAATCGCTACTCTAAAGAGCGCTTACAATTCTCTAGTGGACGACCTGATTAAGGCTGGTCTAATGGAGTAATAATATATGTTAAATTTTAATCGAAAGGGGGTGACATGAGATTGGAGAATAAAAGTTTATATTTCACATTTGGTATTGACGACGTAAATGTTATTGAAGATGATGATAGATTTGCTATCACTAAGATTCGTGCATTTGCAGAAAAAGAGAATAGCCACACTCAGCCAATTTCTTTTGATTCTCTTAAAATGACTGCTAATACTATTTATAATGTTCCTGTTGTGGTTGAGTTCACTGATTGGAATGATGACGGTATTGGTACTCACTCTAAGGCAGAAATCCCGGTTGGGTTTGTTTACTCTGAAAACAATCCTGTCACCTTTGAATATGATAGAGGGCAAGACAAGAATTTCTTGACTATTAAAGCTCTTATTTGGAAAAACTATTCCAAAAATATTGTTGATATTATTCATAGTTCTAATGACAGAAAGAAAGTATCTGTTGAAATGACAACCACTGATTATCAAGATAATGGCCCATTTGATAAGCCAGACGTTTATAGTTGGAAATATCAAGCTATTACTATTTTGTCAGACCAAGTTGCAGAGGCTTGTAAAGGAAGCAATGTTCAGCTTATGAAATTCTCTGAGGATAAAGAAAATTATATTAAAGAAAATTTTGCTGACAAAATTTCTATTGATAATTCTAAAGAAGCCGCTACAAGTGGCGAGTGGTCTAATCCCGGTCAGAAGCTATTCAAGCCAATTACAGAAGCGTCTAATGCAAAGTCTTTGCTAAAAGAAGCATATTTAATTGGTGACTTCTCCGACAATGAGTATGAAATTACGAAATTCAAATATCCACATCACGTTGTTCGTGATGGTAAACTTATTGTTCATAAAGATGGCTTGCAGTCCGCATTCTCTAGGGCTGCACAGCAGGGAATTGTTAAAGGAGACGTGAAGTCCCACTTGCTGAAACACTATCGTGAGCTTGGTTTGGATACACAAAATTTTGCAGAATTTGGTTTCTCGCAAGATGAGTTCAATCAGTATTTTGCAGAAGATTATAAACAGGACGAGGGTGAAAACGTGGAAGAAGAGAAGAAAGTAACAGAAGCCGAAGTCACTGAGACCAAGAAGGAAGATGAGACTAAGGTGGAGGAAGCGGAAGCAGCCGAAGAAAAGACCGAGGAAAAGGTTGAAGAGGCTTGCGAAACCGAAATGGGCAGTGACAAGAAAATGGCTGACGATGAAGACGATAAAGATGATGATTCCGATGAGCGTCATGATGAGTCTGACAAGGACGATGATGACAATAAGGAAAATATGTCTCTTGAAGAAGCTATGTCTGAAATTTCTAATCTAACCGCTGAAAATGAAAAGTTGAAAAAGGATAACGAAGCATATATGGCTAAATTTGAAGCCATGTCTGATTATGATGAATTAAAGGCTTTTAAGTTTGCAGCAGAAGAAAAAGAAAAGCAAGAAGCTAATATGGTTAAGATGTGTGAAGTCCTAGACGAAATCTCTGAAAAGGGTGTTGAAATGTCTGAGGATGAACGTAATGCTTATATCGCTAAATTTAGCGAATATGATAGTGTAGCCGCATGGAGTAACATGGTAAAAGCCGCAGAGTTTGACCGAGTTGGTGCTCCCTCTGGCAACATTCACAAGATTGGTCTACCTTATGGAGAGAAGAAGAAATCTACTGGTTCCATTTGGGACAATTAAAAATTATTAATTTTAGGAGGAAATTTTACTATGTATGATGTTCTAATTAAGAGCGGCTATGCGGCTCTAAATGTTGATAACTGGAACCGTACTGTCGTATGCGAAGAGGACGTACCCAACGGTGCAGTTTTTGCTCTAAGTGAGTATTCTACCAATGCTGATAGCAAGATTGTTTGGAAGGCTGGCAAGCCTACCGCAGACGCAAAGAATCTATGGATGGCATCTAGCCCCGAAGTTGTCATTACCACTCTACCTGATGGTACTGAGCTAAAGGGTATTGACAACAATATCCGCGACTTTGTAAATATTAAGGGTCATCCTATTGATGCTTTCAAGCTAATTGAAGACGATGTTCTTACTATTGTTCCTAGCACAGCTAATGCAACTGCAATGGCTACTGCAAAGTTCCTAATTCCTGATGCTACTAAGTTTACCCTAAAGGCACAGGATGAAGCTCCCGCTCCTACTGCTGGTATGTATCTAAAGGCACTGGGTGCTACTACCGCTCACATTGGCGATGGCAACCTAGTTAAGAAGGCAGTTCCCGCTTACAAGTTTGTTGTCTGCGTAGCTTGATGATATTTTAAGAAAAGGAGAATAATACTATGAATGAGAAGACTCTAGCTTTCTCCGGCGATATGACTGCCGAAGTAAAGATTAAGGATTATTTTAATGACTATGCAAAGCAGCGTGGTCAGTATGATGGCTATGTTGATACCTCTATCTCTTTTGCAGAGAAGGAGAAGAAGATTAACGACCTACTGATGGCAGAAGTTAAGAAGCTATCTGGTCTGGATTTCAACAATTCTTTTGCCTCCATTGAGATGATGGCTAAGAATCCCACTTTCCAGTGGGCATACATGGCTGTTATTGACGCAGCTATTGATATGGTTCTACCTGATTTTGTAGACCGTACTACCAGTGTCTACACTGAAATGCGTAATGGCGCTATTGGTGAGAGCTTTAAGTTTGATGTTGAGTCTAACGACCTGTTTATTGTCTCCAAGGCTGGTCGGAATCAGCGTAATACTGAGTTCCAGCGTGAAGATATTGGTCAGCGTTCTATCATCCCCTTCAACCACAATATTTCTGTTTCTTCCAATAAATACAAGGCTTTGTGTGGTAAGGAATCTATGGCTCGTTTCCTGATGAAGGCTGTTCTATCTATGGAAGCAGAACTAACCAAGGAAATTGCTCTAGCATTTGCTGCTGCCATGGATGATGTTAAGGATAATGGCGCAGAGGCTCTACACGTTGCTGGCCTAGCGGACAAGAGCGTTATTAAGCTAATTCAGACTGTTTCTGCTTATAACCGTGCTCCCGCTATTCTAATGGGTACTATGAGCGCTGTTCATGACCTACTACCTCAGTCTGCTAATCTGCGTATGATGGTTGATTCCGATTACGTTCGTGTTGGCTATATCTCCAACATTTATGGTACTGATGTAATGGTTATGCCTCAGTATGCCGATTATGCCGCTGCTGACCAGTACAAGCTGGCTCTGCCTGATGATAAGATTTATGTCATCAGCCCCTCTGCTCAGAAGCCTGTCAAGCTGTGCCTAGAGGGTGCTACTACCTCTAACACTGTTGATAGCAATGCAGATGCAGACCTGACCACCAATACTACTATCAATAAGAGCTGGGGTATCGGTGTCATCACCAACGCTATTGCTGGTGTCATCACTGTCAGCTAATTGATTGTTAAATTTTAAATAATTGCTCTACTCCTTCGGGAGTAGAGTTTATATTATTTTTGGATTAAAAGGGGTATAAAATGGCAACTAATACACAGAGAATTGAAAACCTTGAAAAGGGTATGTCAGAAATGCAGGGTACGCTTGGCGAGATTCTTGCTGCACTACGCGGTTTTTCTACTTCCTCTGCTCAAAATGAATCTGTTGCAGTTGTACACGAGGATAACTCATCCGAAGAAGATTATACAGAACCAGAGGACGGAAAGAGCATTCGTGTTCGCAGTCTGTTTAATGGGACTCTTAATCTTACTTATGGTGATAGACGCTTTGTTACTTTTAATAAGTACGGTGACGAAAATCGTGTGCTATATCGTGACCTGATTCAAATTGTGAATATGAATCACAAGTTTGCGGAAGAAGGATACTTTGAAATTGAGGATGCAAGTGCTGTTTATTTTCTTGGTATGACTTATGCTTATAATAATATTATTAAGTATAAGGATATTGAAAATATTTGCAGTTATTCCGATGATAAAGTGAAAACTCTAATTGAGAACGCAAGTGATTATCAGAAAAGCCTAGTAGCAAATCGCGTTGCTCATCAAATTGTTGATGGCAAGAACGTAGACTACAATAAGGTCAATTTGATTAATAAGTTGTGTTCCGTAGATATTAGTAAGCGTGCAGAGTCTATTCGTTCACTTGCTTAAATTATTTTAAATAAGAAAGGCGGTGAATGGGATTGAACAATATTAGTTTGTTTGATAATGAAACAGAAAATAAACCTATTGAAGAGCCAGACGCTCCACCAGAGCAAACACAACCTTCTGGAACTAACTTTAATGAGATTTATAAACTATTTTTAATTTCATTACAAGATTATGAGCTAAAACGACTATTTAATGATAATCCAGAAGCAGCCGATGATTTGCTTATGTGCTTCTTACTAAGAGCTATTCCTCTTTTTATAAATTGTCAAAAAGATATTGAACAATATCATCAAAATGAATTAGGAGAATATGAATTTAACGACACATTGACATTAACAGAAAAGACTATTCTTTCAGATTTAATGGTTCAATGTTGGCTTGATTTTATAATTTCTGATACTACTCAACTTGGTGGTTTGCAAGATACTGACTTCAAGCGTGAATCCGCTTCTAATAATTTAAAAGAAAAAGCAAATTATGCTGACAGATGGCGTGAGAAAACAAATCAAAAAATTATTAATTACGGCCTGAAAAATACCCCATTTGCTGAGTGGGCGGTGGGAAACTATGGACTTTAATGGAATTAATTTTTCTGACAAAGAAATTCAAGAGTATAAACAATCTGTAATCAATAAATTATTTGCAATTCTTGGAATTTTTGAGGATTGTGAAGCTGTAGATGATTATTCTGGGTATACTGCTTACATCAAGAGGTTAACAAGGGAATTTAATGGATTGTACAATATGTTCGGTATTGTGAATTTCCTTTCTATTGTTAGTATTCTTGAGGGTTCGCAAGTACCCATTGAACATTCAGAGGTTAAACAATTAGTGTTCCATTGTATCTCTCTGGTCAAAAAGGCTAGGTGATATATATGTCATACTATGATACTTTTATGAATGTTAATAAGCACCCTGCTCAAAGATGGAGAAATCAGCTTCAAGATACGGTTGATAAGGTCTTTGAAAATGCGTCTACTTGGTGGGACGACGTATGGGAAGAGAAAGAGTTTGGTTCTAATGGTCTTGAAACAATTACAACAGACGAAGAAAAAAGAGATGAACTATTTAATAAAATAGATATCAGAATTACATCACTTGTTGATGCTAAAACCGGGCAGCGTATAAACGATGACTATAAGAAATTAATTTATAAAGATTTAGATTATAGGCCAAAGATAGGACAGAGATATTTCTTTGATGATAATATCTGGATAATTTACTCAAGGGATAACATTCGCAAGAGTTCATCTAGTGCTTATGTTAGACGTTGTAATAATACAATCAATACTCTAGCAGAGGACGAGAAAACAATCCATCGTGAGCCATGCTATATTGAGTATAAAATTATTGAAGACCAAATTTCCACATCGGAAGTTATTGACGTACCCAAAGATAAAATTGAAGTTGTTTGCCAGTATAACGATTGGACAAGTCAGTACAGAATTAATACTCGTTTTATGTTAAATGGTGTAACATATAAGATTAGACAGTTTGTCAATTTCTTAAATATGAATACGTTCCAAGATAATCCGGGCTTGTTAAAATTCTATGCAGACTTTGAAAATTACAATGTCGCAGACAATCCAAAGAATGACTTGGCTAATGACGATAAAGAGCCAAAGGAGCCGGAAGAATTTACCATTCTTTTAAATGGCTCGAAAACATTTGTTCTTGATGGCGATAACTATACGTTTGAGTGCAACAAGGATAAAACAGTGTCCGAAGATTATTATTCTTTCACATTTACAAATAACAGTTTCAAAATCAAAAACCATCATCAAAGTACAAATCCGCTTATTGTGAATTGTTACCAAGACGGCATACTAATAAAAACGTTTAATATTAAATTAGGAGGTGTTGTATAATTGTATTACGAAGAGCTTAGTCCTATCGTTTTCGCAGTTATTTATAACAGGCTTCTAAGAAGTGAACGTTTAGTTAGATTGTTGACTTGTTACAAGAGAAATACTTCTCCTTATCTTGATAAATCTTTTGACGAAGAGATTGATAGAATTGGTGGGGTAAATAATCTTGTTTATATGGGGCAAGACCTAGATAAATGCACAGATGTCCATATTTATCCACTAGAGCATATTCCTGACGCAAAATTAGACCAAAAAACATATTTAACTGTGACACTTAATGGTGGTTACACCACAGAAGTTGCGCAGTATAAAAAAGTTATTGTGTGTGTTGATGTGGTAGTTCACGATGAACAAAGTGTTATTCTGTCTGATAATCCCGACTATCCGATAGCTTATCGTCTTTATGATATCGTGCATGAAATTGACGCAATCATTAATGACAAAAGGTTGGAAGACTTTTCTCCCGGACGTATGAGCCTGATAGGGTTTCAACGTCGTTATTATAATGGTTATTTTAATGGTTTACAGCTTCAATATCAACTAACACTAAACAGCACAATTGGTTGTGATGGTGGTTCTACAAATCTACTACCTAAATTTATTCTAAAAAATTGAACGCTTTACAGTTGTATAGCGGGAGACCGCTAAAATTAGCAGAAAACGTATATGTAGAACACCCAAAAGTTAATAAATTATTTAGCGACGTTGGGGAAAAAGATGTTTATAGTGAATATATGAAAAATCTGACTCTCATTATTACACAGTCGAAAGACATTGCTGATATTTTATGGGTTGAAAATAAAATATGGTACGAAGATATTAAGTCTGAATATGATTTTTTTATTCAAGAATGCCTATCAGATAGTACATCAAACAATGTTTTTATTAGAGATGGTGAACTTGTTTCAGAAAATGACGAAGAATGTATTGTTATCAATAATGATATGTCTAATGCGCTTAATTACTTTCTAAATTTGGATGGTAAGTGGATTGTATTAGGCAGAACCATTGGAGAAAACACACAAATATTCCTTTTGAGCGTTAAATGTGAAAATGATAAGTTATATATAGAGTCTGATTCTGTTAAATTTAACGAACAGACTTATCATATATTGGTAGAATATTTAAGAGATGTAAATTGGATTCATCCTAAATATGATTTTCTTAAAGGCGCTACCAAAAAGGCGAAAAAAGTAATCTTACAGAGAAGCTACGAAGAAAGAGAATACGAGGCAAGAAAAAATAAAAGCAGAGATAAAGAACAAGAGGATTTTCAATGTATATTATCTTGTCTCGTAACTTTTAAAATATTTTCATACGAAGAACTTTTCAGCAAACCTATATATGTGATTTACGATTCGTATTTCAGATATATTCAAGCTGACAATTATAGAAATACAATGGATGCTTTACACTCAGGGTGTATTGATACAAAGAAAACCCCGATTGATATAAATAAAATTCATTGGTCTTCTATTATAAATAATGAAAGTTAATTATTTAAGGAGGAAATAGTTATGGCAAAAGGAACACCTAAGAACTTTGTTATTCAACAGGTGTATGAGATTCTAATGCAGAAGCCATCTGATGAAAGCATCATTGGATACTTAAAGCATTGCAAGACTTCTAGTATTGAGAATACACAAGAGATGGTGTACCCTAGTGGCGGTAAGGGTAACTCCTATATTGGTCGTGGCTTTGGGCACTCAAAGCACGCAACCTTTAATATTGAAAATGCAACTTGGAATACTGATGTGCTTGCAGCACAGAATGGCACTGACGTTGTTATGGGCGAGACAACCTATACTAAGTATGTTCAAATTAACCTAAAGGAAGATACTACTGAGTATAATTTGGCTCTACCGGCTGTAAAAAAGACAGGCGCAACCCTGTATATCGGTACTATTTATGGCACTCAAAAAGATGGTGACTATGTAAAGATTCTAACAGAGGATAGCGCTGCTTCTGCTGGTAAATTTACTTACACCCCAGAAGTTACTGATGGTGAAGCAAAGCCCGCTAAGATTACTCTTGATACTTCCGATGTAACAGAAATGATTAAGACTCTTGGTTGTATTAAGCTGTCTATGGGATACACTGTTAAGTCTAGTGCAAAAGCTCAGCGTATTAATATCAAGACCAATACAATGCCAGATACTGCACTAGTAACCGCATATGGTCTAGTTGCAGATATTTGCGACGGTAGCCTGTATCCCTGTATCGTTCATGGCATGGCTCAGATTGATGGTAACTGGACTTGGGATTTAACTGCTGACGGAGACCCTGCCGTACACAATATCTCTATGGAGTTTGTTGCTGGTTGTGAATCTGACGACCTGTATTCTATTATTATTGATACCGACGAAGAGTAATTTTTTACAATTAAATGTAGGCAACGTCAATACGTCGCCTACATTTTTTATATTTAAAATTTTATGATAGGAAGGGGAATTTATTATGATGGAAGTTATGACTCCTGTTATCGTTAATCTGGTTCGTATTGTTATTGCGGGTAGTTTCGCACTGCTTTGCAAAGCTATTATCCCTGCTGTAACCCCTTGGTTGAAGCAGGTCGGCCTATATCAGGTTGTCCGTTACTTTGTAAATGCGGCTGAAAAGATGGCTGCCACCAACCAGATTCCAAAGGAAGCAAAGAAACAATGGGTAAAAGATATCCTTGCAAAGGTCGGTATTGAAGACAACGAGATTATTGATGCGCTAATTGAGGGAGCCGTTGAAGAACTCGACAATCAAAAGGGTAAAGTTGGGGACGCATTCAAGGAGTAACCCAATTGGGTTTTGCACAGTAAAGGATAAAAAATGAGACATAATAGGATATGTGCTTATTGCGGACGCCCATACTATGCTTGTTCATCCTGCATTTCTATTGGGTCGTATAAAAATTCTTACTGTTCGCAAGAATGCTTTCGCAGAAGCGTGATGGAGAACGGGAGTTTCCAAGCGATAATTGTAGAAGGAGAAAAAATGAAAACTTTACTGAGAGGTAAACTCGCCGGGACAGATACATTTGTTGATATTATTGGATATGACCTTGAACTTGGTAAATTCGACTGTCATGATGGCGTCACTCGTACACCTGATGATTTCCGATATTTTGTTATTCCTTGCGATGAGATGAAAAATATCAATAAATATGTATCTGAACTGAACGAGAAAAAGAATAAAACTTCTAGTCGTACTTCTGTTCAAAAGAAGACTACGGAAGAAAAACCAAAGCATGAAATTAAACCTTAAATTGTAGAATACTCGAAAATGAGTTATTTATCCGTATATTTATGGATTTTTAGCTCATTTTCATTTTTAGATGTATGACAATGAAAGTGAAATTTTATTGCTAAATAAAGTGCTGTAAACACGGGGATTTTAAGGGTGGGTTGTGGTTGTTTACAGACTTTTGGATTGAAAGGGATAAAAATATGGAGAAATGTTTCAAACTTTATATTAAAGATGTTACACACGAGCGGCTAATTGGTGTATTTGATTCTACAATGATTAATGTAAAATCGTTGTATCATTGTGTTGATAATCAAGAAAATAGTTTCACACTAACATTCGCAGACGATACTCTTGTAGAATATCTACAATTTAACAAGAATATCATGCTACGCTTTATTATTGTTTATGAACAATATTGTTTTAATCTTCCTGACCCCATGTATCGTCTTGAAAAGTATAGCACAATTAACTATTACCTGTCAAGAACCATTATTCCACATGAGATTCCATACTGGGATTTAATGTTGAATAATGTTGTTAAGAGTAATCATAATGAATACTTCTTTACTGAAAATGGCGAGAAGCCGGTGATTGATATTGACGAATGTTGGAAAGATTTTTGAACAGAAGTTCAAAGAAAGTATTCCTAAAGATGTAGCAGTAATCAGACTGCATGATAGCGCGAGTGGTTTTGGACAAGATAGTGGGTCAACAAGATTTTCTATGAAGTCTCCGTTTGACTTTATCTTGTTCAAAACTCCTTGTATATATTGTCTGGAACTAAAATCAACAGACAAGAAAAGTTTTTCTTTTGAACGTGAGAAACCAACGAAAGAAAATCCTACTAAACGAGAAATCCATTGGCATCAAATTCAAGCCCTCACTGAGTATAATAAGTATTGTAATTGTATATGTGGTTTTGTGTTAGACTTTAGAAATGATGGAACTTATTTCTTGAGTATCAAAGATTTCAATAAATTTAAAGAAGAATCAACTAAGGTTTCAATAAATATTCAGGACTGTATTGCGTATGGTGCTGTTCAAATAGATAGAAAATTAAAGAAGAAATATTATAACTACGATGTAGCAAAGTTATTAGATAAGATTGGAAGTGAGTAAAATTGGGAAGAAGAACTGTATATAATAGAATTTATACAGAAGAAATTTGGGTGAAGGTTAATGAGGACAATAAGAACTTGTTAAAAGATTATCTTGCATATAAGACTACTGGCGGTCGTTCTCCGCAGACAATTTATCAATATGAACAAATGATTCGTCTGTTCTTCTGCTGGAATTATCTTCACAACAAAGATACGTTCTTTGTGGATTTAAAGAAGCGGCAACTTGTTAGTTTCTTTAATTATGCAATTACAGAAATGGGATGGTCTAGTAATAGAATCTCTACTATTAAATCATCTCTATCTTCTATGTCAGATTATATTGAAAATGTTCTTGATGATGAGTTTCCTGATTTTAGAAATATTGTTGTTAAGCTAGAAACCCCCGTAAAGCAGACTGTTCGTGAAAAGACTGTTATGAGTGAAGAGCAGATTCAAGATTGCCTTGATAAACTAGTCGCTGCTAAACGATATCAGGCTGCTTGTTATCTTGCACTTGCCGTTAGTTGCGGTGCGAGAAAAGCAGAGCTTATTCAGTTTAAGGCAAACTGGTTTACTGATGAAAATATTGTTTATGGCTGTATGTGGAAAACACCTGAACAGATTCGTACTAAAGGGCATGGTAAACAGGGCAAGTTGCTCTATAAGTTTACCTTTATTAAGTCTTTTAAACCATATTATGAAATGTGGATGAAATATCGTAAAGAGAATAACATCGAGAGCGAATGGCTGTTTATTGTAAAAAATGATGATGACACTTATCGTCAAGCAAGTATTTCAACAGCAGATAGTATTTGTAGAACAATCTCAGCCTTTATGAATACGGATTTCTATAGTCACTGCTGTAGGCATCGTTACGTTACTATGATGAAAGAATCTAAACTGCCAGACGATGTTATTATTGCCCTTGTGGGCTGGGAAGCTGGGTCAGGAGGAGCTATGTGCGCAACTTATTGCGATTTAGACACCGCTGACACGCTTGGTGATTATTTTGATGAGAACGGTATTAAGCAAGATATTAAAACTGGTACTCTGAATGATATTTAAGGATTAAAAGGAGTTGAAATTATGACCCTAAAGACTGTTATTGATAAACTAAACCAATTTAAAAGCAAGCTAATTAATAAAGAATCTCTTGACAGTTGGCTCTTTGAGAATATCAATATTACTAATTATATTTCTATTAGTAATAAGTACGCTTATATCCATAAGATTAATGAAATTTTCTCAGAAGAAATTGCTGAGATTTTAAACAATAAACTAGATATTGAACTTGTATTTATGCGTTATGATATGTACGTCTTGTTTGATATTCTTCTTAAATATACCGATATTGAAGTGGCAAAGGAGGATAAGTCTCCTGATTATTATGATATTATGGTTGAAACTGAATTTGACCGTTATCTAAAACTGGCTATTGGTAATGATTATGTTAAATTTATGAGTGCTTTTGAAAAGGCTTCTGGTATTAATGAAATTAATACTATGAATATTATTAAGGGTGCTATTGACAATAATATTACTCAGGATAAGATTGATGCTCTTGATAAGGTATTTAAGAAGCTAAATACTAAGAAGAATAAAGACTTCATAGAAGATGTAATGGCATACTCAAGCCCTGCCGTTAAGGAACTAATGGACGGTATGCGTAAGTCCGCTATGGAAGATGCTAATAAGAAAATGAAGGAGAAATATTCTAAGCCGGACGGTGATTCAAATGGCAAAACAAACAGTTGATAATAGGAGACTGCAAGATGCGATTGGCGTAAAAATAAAAAGAATCCAAAATGGTTTTTATGAATCCTACGAAAGAGAAGCTAGAAATATTTTAATGGCTATCGCTCAAGAAGGGGTCAAAAAAATTAAGGAATATATAAAAAAGTATTTTTACGATGAAACCTCTGAGTCTCCTTATTATGAAAGATTAGCAGAACAAGGTGGTTTTCTAGCAACCATTAGTTATACTATCATTGACAAACATGGTATGCCAAACCAAATTAGAATTTACTGCGATTGGGACAAGCTCAAACGTGTCATTCGTCCATATAGCCCCGGTCAAACTCCACAATTTGATGCTCACAATGGCTTTGATAATAAGAAATTTACAGAAGGATTGTATGATTATATAATGGATGGTACTTGGAACTCTCCTTATGGCAATCCTAGAACAGACGGAATTGGCGAGGGTGTTAATGAAGAACTTTCTCAACTTCTTACTGGTAGAGCAAGGCAAGAGGTTGCTGCCTATATGAAGAAATACTTCAAAGACACTACTATCAAACACCGTGTTGCTGGTGGTCTTTCTGTTAGCAGAGACACTAGAAGGCATAAATAAGGAGGTGGGTAAATGGCACAATCTCAAAGTGATTTATTTAGTTTTCTAATTACACCAGAATTTGACACAAAAGATGTTACAGATAGCGCACAAATACTACAAAAAGAGCTTGAAAAAGTTGCAGAAAAAATATCAATACAAATAAGTAAAGCAATGGGAAAGGGTTTTTCGTTCCCATCTGGTTTTCAACCAAAAGATATTAATGAAGTAACAAAATATATCGAAAGCCTTGGGGGCAGCGTCAAACGTGTTGGAACTGTCATAACTTCTTCTTTCAAAGATGCAAGCGGAACAGTAACAACCCTAAAACAAAACATCAACGACGCTATAAATTCTGCTCAGTTGGCAAGCCTACAAGCTATGAGTGGAAATCCCAAGAATATAGATATTATAAATAAACAGTATGCTCAACTAAGAAGTTCTAGTGCTACATACACTGGAACGGAACAGATTAAGCAACAAAACGAACTAGAACAACAAACTATTAAATCTTTACAAGAACGATATAATTTAGAAAAAAAAATAACAGACGCAAAAGCTTCTGGGAATACCGCAAATGAACAATATTATACGGCGCTTAGAAATATTGCAGTAACAGAAGAACAGCAATACCAGTCTCAGTATCAGGGTTCGCAAACTGTCATAAATTCTACAAAACAGCAATTAGACCTTGAACAGCAATTATATCAACAAAAGGTTAATAATCAGACAGCAGCGAATCAAGCCGCTCAAACAGAACAAAACAACTTAAAAGAAAGCCTCGATTTACTTTCTCAGTATCAATCTGTTAAATTTAAACTTGACGCAGAAGAAGCCAAAAATGGCACAGGCTCAGAATATTACAAAGCACTTGATAGTCAATTAAATGATATCATTACAAAAATGGACAAGTACGGTCTACTTGTCAGTCAAAATACTGGTAGTGTTATTTTCGATGATACTGCTACAAGCGCAGTTAAAGCGGCTGAGAATATTGACAAAGTTGAAAAGAATATTGAGAAAACTAATAATGCTTTAACGACTCAAGCCGCAAAACAACAAGACGTTGCAAACGCAGAAGCAAAGGCAAAACAGGAACAGATTGATTACGAGAAGCGACAAAAAGACATTAAAGCTTTTGAATCTGCTTTAAATAAACTTATATCAACGAAACAGAAGCTTACCCAGCTTGAAGCTCAAGGGAAGACTAATACAGAAGAGTATAAAGTTTTAACAACTCAGTATAACGAAGCAAAACTAGCATTACAAAAATTTGGAGCCGCCGTTTCTGATACTGATGTTGTAGTTACAAAGCACTCTCAAATTGTAAACGGCGATGCAGAGACACTTGAGAAACTAAGTACGAAATGTGAAGATGCTTCTGAGAAACTAAAGATATACGACGCTAAAGCAAAAGATGGAGCAAGTTCTTCTAATACATTCTCGCAATCTATTCAGTCTAGTGTAGAAAATTTTATTAAATATCAGGTGGCTATGGAAGCCATCAACAAAATCACTAGCGAATTTACATCTGCAATTTATGATATGAACGAAGCTATGACACAGGTTCGTATGGTTACAATGGGTAGCTATGAAGATACTGTGGCATTGGCTGATAGTTATACTAAACTAGCAAAGCAACTTGGTACTACTACGACCACAGTTGCAGAGGGTGCAGATGCTTGGCTTAAATGTCTAGGTCAAGTAAAATCTCTCTAATTGCTGGAAAGTCCTTAGAGCTTTGATAACCAAGTTATTATAGTGATATAATAATGGCTGAACTAATCATTCAGGCGTGGTAAAATAATCGAAGATTGGATAATCAGCAGCCAAGATTCTTAAATATTTATAATAAAACTATTGAAATATTTTAATAGATATGATATAATATTTAAGAGTAAGGTTCATCGACTAATTGTAAGGGCAAGTGCTCTGAAACGGGAGATACCTTTATGGTAAAGATATAGTCAGAACTATATAGTAATATATAGAAAATCCTATATGGAATCTTTTAATAAGTAGCGATTATTAAGAGTAACAAATTGAAGACAGGGTTATAATGCTCAAGAAGCAATGGAAATGCTAAAGCAGTCAACCACGTTGGCTGTTGTTGGTCAATTGGACGCAGGCGAGGCGACTGACCAACTCACTGCTTGATTTTAGGCAGGGTATATAGTGATATATACAATAATTTATTTCTTTAATTGACGGGAAACTCCTTAGAGCTTTAACAACTAAACCATCATAGAAATATAGATGGCGGTGAGAATAATTACCTCAGTATAGTAAAATAGTTAAAGATTGGATAATCCGCAGCCAAGATTCTTAAATATTTATTAAAACTCTTTACTATCAAAATAGTTTATGATACAATATTTAAGAATAAGGTTCAACGACTATTCCGTGGCATTCAAAAGATGCAATAGAAGTAGGGCGCAAATCGTTAAGCGTAGGTGAAATCCCTTTAAATCGAAATAGGAAACTCTTCTTTATGAAGATGAAGATATAGTCTATTCTCGCATGAAAGTGCGAGTGTTATTTATAGAGTTATGTATATTTAAGGTGGTGTTTTGTATATTAGTTTCTAAAATGGTATCAATTTTATGTACTGGTTCTAATGTCAAAAGATACAAAAGATTGGGATATGACGCTAAAATAAATGAGTATATTCAAGTAAATATTTCTGATGTATCAAGATGGGCAAGATGTAGTGTTGATGTAGTATGTGATTATTGCGGCGCAAATTACACTGTCGCATATTATTCTTACGCAACTCACAGAAAAAATTATCCAAAAGATTGTTGCAGTAACCAAGATTGTATCAATCAGAAGAGAAAAGAATCTGTTATGTTTAAGTATGGAAAAGAATATGTCTCTCAATTAGATTTTGTGCGAGAAAAAGTTGTTGCAACAAATCTTGAAAAATATGGAAGCGTATGTGGGTTACAGTCAGACGAAGTACACAAGAAAACACTTGAAACAATGCAGAAAAAATATGGTTGTAATCATCCAATGCACTCAGAACAAATAAAGAATAAGATTAAAAATACTTGTTTAGAAAAATATGGCGTTGAGAATCCGTTATTAAAAGAAGAAATTATGCAAAAGGCAAAAGCAACAACTCTTGAAAGATATGGGACTGAATATCCAATGCAAAATGAAGAAATTAGAAATCGTGCCTTAAAAACAAGAGATGAAAGATATGGCATTAATGGAGCAATGACTTCTTCTGAACAAATTTATTTATGGAAGTTATATGGCGGTGAAATAAACGCTCCAATGTTCGGATATTTAGCGGATATTTTGTTTGAAGACGAACATATTTATATCGAGTATTCTGGTTCTGGGCATAATATTCGTGTAACATACAACAAAATGACGCAAGAAGAATTTGATGAACACGAAGAGTTGAGAAGAAAGGTCTTTCTTGATAATGGCTATAAAGAATTTGAAATAATTTCAAAGACAGACAAACTTCCAAATGATAATTATTTATATAAAATTAAGAATGAAGCATTTACAAAGCTAAAAGAATCAAATTGTGTCTATTATGGAATAAATATTGACACAGGAGAAAAATTCTATAAATAACAACGACAGAGTAACGAACTGCCGTCAATACAAAGATTACAAAGTCCTATAATGTAGCCGTAGACGATACAAGCCAAATCGTAGATAAACTTGTTGCGGTTGACTTAAATTATGCCGCTAGTACAGGTGAAATCTCTACAGCATTACAAAAAGTCGCTAGTTCTGCTGGACAGGCGGGGTTGGGTCTTGATAAACTAATCGGTCTAATTACAATTTCTGAGGAAAAGACCCGACAAGCGCCAGAAGTTATTGGTTCCGCTTGGCAGAGTATTATTGCGCGTATAGGTAAAATCACAGCAAAGGTAGACTTAGATGACCTTGTTGATGAAAATGGCAAGGTTGTGGCTACAATTAACGATGCTGATAAAGTTTTATCTAAATATGGTATCAATTTAGTTGACACTAGTGGTAAAATGAGAGACATGGGAACCATTATGGACGAAATCGGTGCTAAATGGGGTCAAATGTCTACTCTTGAACAAAACCAGTTGGCTTATGTGGTTGCAGGCGTAAAACAGAGAAACGTATTTATTGCAGCTATGGAAGATTACAATAAAGTCTTGGAAGCAACCGAAGTTTCTCAAAATGCAAATGGCGTTGCTGCCGAAAAGATGACGGTTTACAATGAATCTCTTGAGGCTGCGCAAAACAGATTAACCGCAAGTGTTCAACAATTTGCACAGGATTCTAACCTTGATAGAACCCTTGCATTAGCCTACGACGGTTTGTCCAAAGTCGTAGAAATTCTAAATATTTTACTAAATAAAATTCCAGTTTTAAGTCCACTAATTAAAGCTCTCGGTGTTGCTCTAGCAACAGCTTTCGCAGGCAATATACTTAAAAATATATGGGAGACATCCAATTTAATTGGGCAACTTCCAAGTCTTGCGATAACTGCCACAAGTGCGATTGGGGCACTAAATACAACATTATTTACAATAGGTTCTGTTGCAATACCAATATGGGGTGTAGTAGCAGCCATTACCGCCATTGGAGCTGTTGCGAAAGTTGCATGGAACGCTTGGAAAGATGCTCAACCAGAGGCACAAGTCAAAAAAGCAAATGAAGCCTTGCAAGAGAGCCAACAGAACCTTGATGAGACAAATAATAAAATAACTGAAATTAACAAACAAATCTCAGAAATCAACTCTAAAGGTACTTTAACATTAGCAGATGAGCAACAAAAAGAGAACCTTCAAGAACAACTTGATGTTCTAAAAGAAATTCAGAAAACGCAAAATGATGTTAATGAGGCGAATAAAGCCGTATCAAAAGAAAAAACTCAGGGAGAAATTAAATCAAGATATGGCGATAATAAGTCTGTTGAAGAATATCAGTCTTCTTTTGTGGGTATCGCACCAAGACTTTATGATGCAGAATCGGCAAGCGTCAATCAACTCCTTGCGAATATTGCCCAGCTAAACAAAGAAAAACAAAATCTCGATAAAACAGATGAGAATTATGCGACTAGGTTACAACAACTTAATTCTCAGATGGACGCTCAAACACTTGCTTTACAAAATCAGAAATTAACAATTCTTCAGGATATGCAAACTTTACAAAATCTTGGGGATACAAGTTCTGACGTGTATAAGATGCTTCAAGAGCAACTTGACACGGTTAACCTAGCGCTTGACCCGTCTAATTTTGAAACGATTAAAGTCCAAAATTTGATTGACACTTCTGGTATTTCTGATAAGTTACAAGAAGCTGTCCAAGCTGGTGACGAAGCCGGGCAAAAGACGGCAGAAGCGTATGCAAATAAATTTGCACAACAAATTCTAAATTCTGATGATTCTATAAAAGCAGCTTGGGCGCAAGCTATGAATATTGATGTCAATGACTTAAACATTGACAATTTAACACAAGAACTCCTTACGAAGTTCCAGCAGATGTACGGGCAAGTTAATCAAGCGATATTTGAATTAACTTCCGAACAGGTTGCAGACTGGACTACTGAGGCAACAAATGCTCTTGTTACTCAAGACGAGGCAATGAAGGATTACATTTCTACCGTTGCAAATGTCACAGAGAAACAAGAGATTCTAAATGCGGCATATAGCGAAATGAAAGAAAAGGGCGAACTTAGTGTCGCCACAGTTCAGAAACTAATTGAACAAGAACCATCTCTTGTTAGTGCGCTTACTGTAGAAAATGGGCATATTAGAATAAATATTGATTCTCTTCAAGATTTATCAAATGGTTACTTTAATACAGCTATTGAAACAAAAAAACAACAAATAGCACAAACGCAGTCTGTGATTGATGAAACAAAAAAAAGAATAAAAGCAATAGAACAAGAAATGATTGCTCTTGGTAAGCTCATCCAAAAAAGAATAGACGCAGGAGAAAAGGTCTCTGCGACGGATTTAGACACGTATCGTGGACAGCAAAAAACAGAATATTATCTTAAACAACAAGGAAAGCAAGCGCAAGAGACCAAGGACGATTTACAAGAGCAATTAGATGCTTTAACAAAACTAGAAAAAGCTGGACTAACTTATACACCTTCAAAAGGCAAATCTTCCGGGAAATCTGGCTCTTCTGGTAAATCTGCCGCTGATAAAGCTGCAAAAGAATTTGAAGACTCAATTAAAGATAAAGTTAAAAACCTAAAGAGTATTGTACAGTTGTATTCTGAGAATGCTAACTGGGATGACCCAACTGTAATCAAAGAGTTCCAAGACAGATATGACAAAATCTTAAATGAAGTCATAAACGACCCAAAAGCCAGAAAAGTTCTAGCTGATGCGTTTAACCTTGATATAAAAGATATGCCGGTTGAACAACAAATTCAAGAACTAACAACGCTATGGCAAAAACAATCTGGCACAATTCAAGAATCGTACCAAAAACTTCTAAAGAATCTAGCTAAAGAAGATTTGAGTTCTGCTAAAGCTGTTATAGAAAAATATAAAGATGGTATTTATGGCGCTTGGAGTTCTGACGAAGCACTGAATGCAGCAAAAGCTGATTATCAGAAGTTTATTGACAAAATCACCAATGACGCAGATTACAGAGCTGCTATGGCAGAAGCGTTAAACCTTGGGGATATTAGTGGAGAACCAGTAGAGAAACAAGTAGAAGCTGTTATAAACGCCTTACTAAAGTCTACTGGTACACTTGATGACGCCCAACAAGACCTATATGATGACGCTTCTAAGAATATCAAAGCATTACAAGATGAAATCGAGGACATGATTAATACAGCAATCGGTTTGCTTGAAAAGGCTGGCGATTTTCTGTTTGATATGTTGGATAAGATTTCTGACAGATATGATGCTCAGATTGACAATCTTGATAAGATTTCTGACGAACTTGATGACCAAAAAGATGCCTTTGAAGATAAGATTGACCAGCAAAAAGAACTCCTGAAACTTCAAAAAGAAGAGATGGATAACGCTGACGAGCTTGCTGAAAAGAATAAGTCTATTGCAGATATTGATGCTCAATTGATGGAGCTGCAATATGACAACTCAGCAGAAGCACAAGCCAAACGTCTTAAACTTCTCGATGAAAGAGCGCAAAAAGAAAAAGACCTTGCCGATTGGCAAAAAGATAACGACTACGATATAAAAATTGATGCTCTTGATAAAGAAAAATCAGAATATGAGAAAACTATTGAAGCGGAAAAGAAAGCAATAGAAGCACAAAAACAAACTTTGCAAGACGCTCAGAAACAATTTGAAACTACTCTAGGGAATATCCAAAATGGTTTCAATACATTTATTAAAATCCTTAGTAGTGATTTTGTCAAGAACCTAATTAGCAAAGCATTAATTGGCACTGGTCAAGATACAGTGACACAATTGCTTACTGGTTATAATAAATTATTTGGTACTGGTATTGATTCTGACGTAACTGGGATAATCAAAAAAGGATATAAAAGCCTAGCAGATATTGGTAGTGACACGCTAAATAATGTTTCAAATTATAATAACGGAATTGTCAAGAGTGCGACAAAAGGTATAAAAAGTATTATCAGCAATACAACAAATGGCGTTAAGTCTATTTTTAATTCTAGTAATGGATTTATGAGAAGATTAACATCTAATGGTATATCTTCACTAAATACGATTGGGACAAGTGGCAAGGGAATTATTTCCAGTCTGGCTGGAACAGCAAATAGTTTACTAAGCAATTTGAATAGATTTGCCAGCGGGATAGGGCAGATTGCAACCAAAGGTATATCTGGTATATTCTCTGGTATTGGAGGAATGGCTAGTGGAGTTACAGGCGGTATGGGAGGCATTGGTTTAGCTGGTGCGGGCCTATCTAGCGCACTTCCAATCGCTGCAATAGGAGCAGGCGTTTTGTCTGGTGCCTTGGCAAATGTTAGTACATGGTACAATAACATCAAGCTCTGGAAAGACAAAGATAAATCTACTGGTAAAAAAATACTTGGAACAATCGGAAACCTGATACTTCCTTTCTTGCCCGGTGGTCTGCTGATATCAGCCGGGAAAGCCATATCTAGTCTATTTAAAAAACACCATACTGGTGCTGATTATGTAAAAAAACAGAATCCTATGTTGGACAAAATGTTAGGACTCGGAAGTGACGAGACTGTATCCATTCTAAAAGTTGGAGAGGCTATTGTGCCTACATGGGCAAATGGAGCAAATAGTTCCGGCAGTAGTAATAGATTTACGGGAAGTCCATTTGGAAGTGCTGTAGACTCTGCCGTTAAAACCGCAAGAGTAAATACCAGAACGTACTCTAGCTCCAACAGCTCTTCTATTAATATCTCTATGCCTATTAATATTCAGGGAGACGCAGATGCTTCTACCGTAAACTCTTTGAGGAAAGAAGCAGACAACATTGTGAATAAAGTTCTAAGAACTATCAATAACCAAACTAGAATTGGTGGCTATAGAAACGTAAAAGCAGCAACGATTTAATTGTTAAATTGCCGATACTATTAAGCACGCTTAATAAGTCGGCTTTATTTATAAAGAGGTGATATTTAATGCCGATGGGATATCCTTTTATTTTCAATGGCATTCAAAGTGAGTTGCGAAATGTCTCTTTGGTATTTATTGACAACTCTTATACAAATCGAACTTCTGGTGGAGACAAAAGTCTTGTTACAGCCTCTATTAGAAGAAATCCAAATAAACAATATCTTGACACAGAATATGATAGCGTGTTGCAGTTTCCTGTCGAAATTGTTTATGACCAAGCAGTTGATATTTATGAGCTAATTGACTTAAAGAACTGGTTAACTTCTCCTGTTGGGTATGAGCAGCTTCAAATCTGTGCAGAAAACTTTGACCGGTTCTATTATAACTGCATTATCCATTTAAATGAAGATTTAATTTATGCTGACGGATATCGTGGAGTATCTGCCACAGTAGAATGTGATGCTCCATATGCACATGAGTTTGAGAGAATCCAAAAGTATACTCTAAATTCAGATGTAACAAAAGTCAACACATTTCAATTTGTGAATTATTCAGACGATTTTGAGCTTATGAAACCAGTTCTTAAATTTCATATGGCAAAAGACGGCAATTTTGGCATTAACGTAAAACATTATAGTGAGGGTAAATATATGGTTGAGAAAGATGGAAGTATTCTGTTAAATAATTCAACATATAATGAATGCGGCTGTTATTGCAGAATGAATAATCTTCCTATTTCTTGCATTACCAAGGCTTTGGATTATAACGTTACAACCAATTTCTCTAACTTATCTGCAAATGACACTGTTTATCTTGATAATAAGAACTGTATCATGATGCTAAATGATTCATACTCAGAAGATTTATTCTCTAAATTTAACAAGAATTTTCTTAAAATTCCTAGAGGGTTAAGTGTGCTATCTGTATATGGGGTTGCAGACAGCATGTATATAGTTTGTCAAAATGCTAAACGGTTAGGGGGGAGTTACTATTAATTTTACTTTTGATTTAAATAAAAGGTATGAATACCCACTTATTGAGTTATGTAACCCAAATAAAAAAACAATTGGAATTGTTTCTGGTATTTCCGAGCTAGTAATCTCTCCTAAATGGGGTTCTTGTTCAGAAGTTACCTTTATAATGTATCGCAAGACAAACAATAAAGTTAACCCCTGTTACAAAAGACTAAAGAAGAATAAGCTCATTCATATTGATGGGTTTGGCTACTTCACTATTGTTAGTGATGATGAAGAATTTGAAGACAAAGTTCCTCATAAATCAATTGTTGCTTATTCTGCTGAATATCTTTTAAATAATAAAGGAATCAATCTAACCTTTATAACAACTGCTGGCGATATCAACAATACATCAAGCACTACAATTGTCACAAGTAATTATTTCTTTTATCGAGAATCTCAACCAGAAAAATCTTTGCTTCATCAGCTAATCGAAGTAGCGCCTCAATGGTCTATTGGTTATATTAGTCCTTCCCTAAAAAGCAAATCTCGCTCTTTTAGCGAAACAGACAAAGGCTTATATGGCTTTTTGACGAATGAAGTATCTCAGTCCTACGAGGCTTTGTTTGTATTTGATAACGAAAATTATGTCGTAAACGCATATGATACTTCTGAGGTTATCAAAAATACAAGTATTGTGTTGTCTTTCGATAACCTTCTAAAAAGCGCCACCGTTAGTGAGCTATCAGATGACATCTTCACCGTTTTAAACGTGTCTGGCGCAGAAGACCTAAGTATTGCGAAAGTAAACCCGAACGGCACGAAGAAGATTTTCTGTCTTGATTATTATACTGGCGTTCTTGATAAAACCGCAAGTAATTATTACGAGAATTACAATGAGTGGATTACAAATAACGCCCTAAAGAAAAAGGTTCTTGAGTGGGAAAAAGCAAATAAAGAGGCTATTTATGATAAATCCACTGGCTCTTATGGTTATTGGACTTCCTTGCAAAAGAAATTTAACTTACTACTCTTGACCCAGAAAGCTATGTTAACACAAATGCAGACCTATTATGATTCTGCCCAACAGAATATGTCTCTATATACTGACTATTCTGATATTGATAATCTACAGGTCTACGCTAAATGGTCTAGTTTTCTAAGTTCTAAAGAAGGATATGTCACTTTTGGAGAGGCTAAAAAAAATAACTACACTATCATAGACTACTATCAAGTTGCGGAATATACAACAGATAGCAACCATAATATTACTCTGTACGCTTATTGGAAGAATTATTCACAGGCTTGCGAAGCTAATATGAATATTCTAAAAAATGGTGGTAAGCTATATACAGTCAAAAAAGAAGACTTTACTGATATCGGAAATACAGAAACTCCGTCAAGAAACCAAGACTATAACGTTCCCGCAAATTCTGCTCTTGTGGCAAATGGAGATTCTATTTCTGATAATGTTGTAGACCATAGTATAACTCCGGAAACTGGATATGCTAAATATTCTATCGAAGCTCTAACGAAGGAAATTGAAAATATTCAGAATGAACGAGACAAACTTGTAAAACAGTATTCTTACGAGACCAATTTTACTGACGAAGAAAAGCTAGAACTTGACCCGTTTATTATTGAAGGTAGTTTTTCAGACGATTCCTTTATTGTAACTGACAGTATGCAGACAAAGGATTATTCTAATACTTCAACAAAAGTAGAGGTTGTCCAAGCAAATGGCGATATGGTTATCAAAACAATTGAAGAACTAAGCCAAGATGACGTTATTATGGATGATATCTATGTTGCCAATCAGCTTGTAGACGCTGGTTATGAAAAACTAAAGGTAGTAAGTCAGCCTAGTTTTAGCTTTGAACTGGATAGTGCAAATTTCCTGTTCATAGAAAAATTTAAGCCATTCATCGACCAGCTACTCTCTATCGAAAAAAATAAAGGAAGTTTATTTGGTTCTATTTTAAATGTACAACTAGAAGACGACAACTGGGTTTATCCATACCTTCAAGAAATGGAAATTCAATATGATGACCCAGATAGTTTTTCTATGACGTTTGGTAACAGATTTAGACTATCTGATGAAACGTATACCTTTGATGAACTTCACAATGAAACAACAAGCGCAGTTTCTAGCGTTGGTTCTTTGTTATCTGCCGTCTCTCAGCCAGTTACTAATGGTACAATTGATGCAGTCACAAAATACACTAAGACTGCTCTAGTTGCCGCTAACCAAGCTATTAAGTCCACAGAAGATAACGAATTTACATTTGGTAGTTATGGCATTAAAGGGCGTAAAAAATCGTCAGAAGATGACAATATCAATGGGTTTGACCCTGAACAACTCTGGATATCCAACAATAAGATTTGTTTTACGACTGACGGCTGGGCTACTACGAAAGCAGTATTCGGTAAGACTATTGTTGATGGAGTTGAATCTTATGGTTTGATTGCAGATAGTATTGTTGGTAAGCTAATTATGGGTAATAACCTCATCATTTCTAATTCTTCTAATACTTTTGAAGTAAATGAAAACGGCTTGTCAATCAGTAATGACAATATGAGTATTCGGATGAGTCCTGACATTGGTCTTGATATTGCCCGTAAAACAGCTGGTGATGATTTGAGCGTATTTAAAGTTGACGAAAATGGTAATTTAACAATCACTGGCGGTAAAATTATTGTTGGCGACGGTTCCAATACTGGTTATATTATTGATGGTAATAATGGTTCCATTACTTCTCTAACAAAAGACGAGAATGGCGACCCGCTATTCTTACTTACTAGAGATGGGCACATGAATACTTCTGGTGTTAGAATTGATGGCAACGAAGTACCAAAACCAAGTGGAGAAATCACGCCAATTAAAGGCAATGACGGTGTTGTAGAGGACTCTGGTAATGGGCTTACTGGCGGCATTTGGGATTGCATCAAAACTCTTGTTACTTTCTTCCTTGCTGGCCCATACGTTGCTATTCTAAATCTGATTGGCAGAAAAGATTCTGACGGCTGGCGTAATATTTGGAATTATTATTCAAGGAGAAATATAGCCCAAATGATGGAAGATTTCACTTCTGCTGGTTACCAAATTATTGATGCAACAAGCCTAGATTCTGCTATCGCCAAAAATAATAGTTATCTCGACACCATTTATATTGGTAAGAACTCGTCAGATTTAACATATTATAAGACATGGACTGACACCGATGCATATTTAAAAGAAAACTACTATACAAAGGGCGATATTAACACGAAATTCGACATAACAGAATCTAATGCTTTGAGTTGGAAAACAATTACGGTTGGGGGCCAAACTATAAATGTTCTTACTAAATCATAATGAATAAAAGAGGTAAATATGAACACACAAGATTTAATTTCCCAAGTTGAAAAAATCAAGCAAGCGTTAAACATTATTTCTGTTTCAGGATATGGCAATATCAAGACCCTTGGTAATTGTCTTGACGCTATGACCCAGCTTGAAAAGGATATTGTAACTTACGAAAAAGATGTGCAGAAAGCAATGCAAAAGCAGATTCAAGAGATGGTTGAATCGTTTAGGGAAGAGACGAAGAACAGCCAAGAAATCGTTCCCGTTGATTCTTCCAAGCCCAAGCCTAAACGTGCAAGAAAAGAGGTTGATGATATTGCAGAGAATTGATTCAAGTCAATTTAAGATGTTCGTACAGCAAATTGATGATGTCCAATTTTTTCAAGGGGACACTGTAACAATCCCGATTCAATTTATCGACTATAATGAGCATGAAATCCCTCTTGTTAAATCCGATACCGATACGACTACTGTTGAATGGCGTCTGTGTCCATATGGACAGCCACAGAATCCTTTGCTCCAACTAGAATCTACTCAAGATAATGCAAAAACAGATGACGTATATATTGACCCTGATACAAATGTTGTCTATGTAAATTTAAGTGACGAAAATACAAAGTCTCTTATTTACGGTAAATATATGCAACAGATTATTTTGCATTACGACTTTGGTGATGGAGGCCCCAGAAAGGACTTCCTACGAGCACAAGGATTCGTATTATTCAAAGAAAAGATTCAAGACTACTTCTAATAAGGAGGATTATATATGATTTCTAAAGACTTTGCGAATAAGCTAAATGCAGAAATTTTTGGTGGACAAAATTATATTCCACCCTCTAACTGGTATTTTGGTCTATCTACTCAACCTATTACTAACGGTGTGATTCCTTCAGGCGCAGAGCCGACCAATCCCGGTTATTCTCGTGCACAGATTGCAAACAACCAGACCAATTTTACTACCCCAAACTATAATAGCACTTATACTTTGAGCTTTGTCTCTAACCGTAATGCTATTACTATGAGCGAGATTACTGGCGGTAACCAAATTACCGTCCCTTATTTCTTTCTATCTAGTTCTGCCAGCGGTAGTGATTGTGAAATTTGGGGCACTTTTGCTAATGCAAGAATCCTAACCCCTGATTCACAACTTATTGTTAAATCTGGCGGCGCAATTTTCTCTCTTGAGAATGTTTGATTATTTGAAAAAAACGAGGTGATATTATGATTTCACCTATCAGAATAAAAATATGTGACAGAGATTATCACATGAATACTTCTTACGGAGAAAGAACAGCGAGAGTTGAAACCGTAGACGGTATTGTTATGATAAAGAAAAAGGAGGATATTCTGCCAACGGACAGAATTATTTCCTACATTTCTAACGATTTTGTACAGCCTATTAAAATAAAGATAGTAGACCTAAATATCGTCTATGCATTTCTTCTTGGGGCTGTCGCTAGGGTCGCATTCTACTGTGGTATACAAAAAAAACAACTATTCATTCTTAGCCACGGAAAATTTGTTTCTAAATTGGCTTTCTTTTCCAAAGTGGATAAAGCTTTCTTTAAATATTATATGAACTCTGAAACTTCACTTTACACAGATGCGGAGTTTTATGATTCACTTAGTAAATATACAATATCAACAAATCCAGCCAAAATCAAAATAAGATTTTTGTCTAATATGACAACTAGAATTTCGGAAAATTATCTTCCAATAGAAAAAATTGGAATTGGTATTCAAAAAATTTCTGATGTAATTATTACAAAAATTACTTATAAGAAGATAAAAGATATCACGCAAGATACACTTGAACGGGACTTCTTCGGAAGCAATACGATAGATGACTTGATTGAATCAAGAGCAAACGAGGAAAGAACAACAGAATAATTTAAATAGAGGTGATTAAATGCCCAAATCTACAACAAATCTAAGTCTTTCTCTATATGACTCTACAACAGACAAAGATAACTTATCTAAGCTATGGTTTGATGAAATGTTTGGTTATACAGATAGCAACATGACCAAAATTGATGATGCTTATGGAAAATTAAAAGAGTCCGTTCCCACAAAGACAGGCGAAGGGGCTTCTGGAAGTTGGAATATCAACATTACCGGCACTGCTCAAACAGCTATTCATGATGGTGTCGGCAACGACATTAATTCTACTTATGTAAAAGATATCGAAGCAAAAGACGGAACACTTACAGTTAGAAAGGGTAACAACGATTCTTCTACTGTCGATATTTCATCCCCAAAAGGATATGTTTTGTCTAAGGAAGCATATTTCAATAGCTCCACTGACATCAATGAAGACGTATGGCTACATATCGGAAATATTAAAAACACATCTGATAATGATTTTCTTAAAGTCTCTGTCAATATGTATATTGACGGGACTTTAAGTACAAAAATTCAAGAAATTCAGAGCGTTATGGTAGAGGGTTTTGTTGGAGAAAATATCTGCATTCATGATAAGGCACAAGAAACCGCAGAATTATTAAATACTGCGTACACGTTTTTTGAAGACAGTTATACAAATAACTGGAATTCTCTACAACAAGATACAGCGCTAGTAGACGATATCGAAAGTGTGTCAACCGTATATTTAGTTCCTACATCTGGTGGGAACGGAACCAGTAGTGCAGAATTATGGGTGTCTGCGATGTCAACAAATTTAAAGGTAGCTGTAACGGTCACTACAAGTGACAAAAATAATTGGGAGTTCGTACTGGAAGAAAGTCCCAATGTAACAACGTCAGAATTTAAAATTTCTCCACTAAAAGAAACAACGATAATAACATCCGAAGACGTTGCTGGCGCAAGTAATACTGGCGTAGTAAGGATTGGTTCTGGCATTGCAGTAGATGAATCCGGAATCATTTCTGTTTCTCCTGCTACAAACGCATATGTTGGTGGTGTAAAAGCTGGCGGTGAAAATGTCAAAATTGCAAGCGATGGCACGATTAGCGTTCCGGACGCGACCTCCACAACAAAAGGTGCAGTTAAAATTGGTCAAAATTTGACAGTCAGTGATGGTTCTGTAAGTTTAACACAAGATAACGTAAGTTCTGCGATTGGATTTATCCCAACTAAAATTACGGCTGGAACAACAGACCTAACAGCAGGAACTTCGCCGCTTAAAACCGGTGTAGTTTACCTATACTATGTATAATAGGAGGTAAGATATGCCTAGCGGATATTTTGGAGTTAATAATACGGCCAGAAAAATACAGAATATATATATTGGACAAAACAACATTGCGTCTCAAGTCAAAAAGGCGTATATTGGTGACCAAAACGGCGTAGCAAGACTATGGTATCAGAGTATCGTTCCTATTAGTGAGCTGCCAGTAGGAAGCGTTGTAAAGGGAATATACGGAAGCAAAGAATTTATTATTGTTCATCAAGGAAACCCAAACACAACTATATATCCGCCAAATTGTAATGGTACTTGGATTATGGCTAAGGACTGCCTCGCAGCAAGATTATACAGCTCCATTAGAGACTCTTTGTTTACGTCCAGCTCTATATGTGATTGGCTTAATAATACTTTTTATAATCAATTAACTATAAAGGAATATATAAAAACAGCCACTATTCCATATTACAATGTGCTTGCTGATAGAAATAATGCATACACTTTAAATAATGGATTTTCGACAAAGATTTTTCTTCTATCTGCTGTAGAAGCTGGTTTTTACAATCAGAAATATGATTCTGATGACACTTCAATATATGACAAAGACGGAGCAAAACTTGATTATTTTGACAAGACAAATAACGCCAGTTCTAAACGGGTTGCCACTTATAAGGGGACGGCTGTCGAATGGTGGATGAGAACGCCGCGCAAGGCACAGTGGCCCGGATACCAATGTGTAAAACCACAAACAAACGGAGCCTACGGACGGGGACGCACTGACGAGACTCAAGGGATTCGTCCAGTCATGATTCTCCCTAATGACATCCTTGTGGATAACGATGGAACGGTTTTGCCAAAAACGCTTAATGAACATTTGCGGGATTATTCTGTTGGCAAAACTGTTAAAATTGATGTCGATGGCCGAGAGTTGGCATGGCGCATTGTACACAAAGGAAATCCAAATAAGAATATATACGACGATAGTTGTAATGGTACTTGGCTTATATTAGATACGCTTTATAAAGAAAATTTCATGAATAAGATAAACTATCTAAATAGTGTTGTAGACAACTACTTAGATACTACTTTTTATAATCTAATTGGCACAAATAGCAATGTCAAGGATTATATTAAAACTGCAAAAATACCTTATATTCAAGTAGAAGGAAGCACCGGCTCTTATGTGTATAGTCTAAAAAAAAAATCATACGGCATCCCTCGTAAAGTATTTGCTCCTAGCATCGTCGAACTTGGCTCGGATACCGACTACACCGAGTACAAAGACGGTGACAGGCTTGATTACTATGATAGCGAATCCAAGAGAATTAAAACGCTGGACGGAGTTTCATCAGAATATTGGACTAGAACTAATAACTGTAGGATTGATGTTTCTTATTATACCATCACGTCTCTTGGAAAAAGGAGTTATCAACAATACGATGTGGGACCAAAAGGAGTTCTACCGTGTATTATTATGGACGAAAACGCTATGGTTAAAGACGGGGTAATCATCGGAAACGAATAGTGTATAAGAGAAAGAGGTGAAATTTTTTGAAAAATATTATAGATATTTCTTATGCTCAAGGGAAAATTTCAGACCATCAATGGGAATATTTCAAAGAAAATTTAACAGGACTAATCATTCGTTTTGGGTATCGAGGATATGGGAATGGTGCTCTAAGGCTAGACAACTGTGTTACTTACAATATTTTTAAGTGTCAGCAATACAACATTCCTTATGGGCTATACTTCTTCTCTCAGGCCATTAACAAGCAAGAAGGAATTGAAGAAGCAAACGCTATGATTAATAGCGAATATTATCAAAACGCGACTCTTGGTATCTGGTTCGATTCTGAATTTAGCAACGAAGAGCATAACGGTAGAGCTGATGCAATTTCTGTTAAATCCAGAACAGATGCGGCAAAAGGTTTCTGTGATACTATTATTGCATCTGGCAAACAAGCTGGTATATATGCTTCTTCTAGTTGGTTTAAGACTAATTTGGATATGAGCCAGCTACCATATCCTGTTTGGGTTGCTCATTATGCAAGCGATTATTCTTATAAAAAGAATGTCGTACTATGGCAATATTCAAGTTCTAACCCAATGAGAGTCCCGGGTTTCGATAGATTAGATTGCGATAAAATTATTGACGAATCTTTCTTTGGTGGTCAGCCAAATATTAAAACCAAAAAAGACTATATCAAACAAATTCAATCTGCTCTCTGTGTAACCACAGACGGTATTGCCGGAAGAAAAACAATTGCAGCGACAATCACTGTTAGCAAAACTAAAAATAACAGACACGCAGTCGTAAAACCATTACAAGAGTATCTGAATTATCTTGGATATGATTGTGGCAACGCCGACGGTATTGCTGGTGCTAAATTTGATAGTGCTGTAAAGAAATTCCAAAGAGACCACAGATGTGTGGTTGACGGAGAACTAACAGCACAAAAAAATACTTGGAAAAGACTTTTAACAGTTTAACCAATATATTAAAGGAGACGTATCTTTCGATACGTCTCCTTTTTTGGCGTTTTAAACTTTTAGGTACAAGGATACCAATAACCATTTAGCTCAAGCGTAGGAATGTTATAATCTTTCGCTGCTTGATGTTCGATTCTGCAACCACGAGCGTTTTCCCACCCATACATAAATACAGCTAGGTCTGCTTTTGCAAGAACTTCAATAGAACGACCCAGATATACAAGAGACGGAGTATCCTCTGTAAAATTGAAAATGGTATCAAGAACCTTAATATCTTTACCGATATATTTCTTTAAATCCTCAACAAGCACTTTACGGTCTAACTCGATACCTTTTGTTGGAACGCCCTTCATAGGTTGAGAAATAAAAACATTCATTTTAGACATTATTTTTTCTCCTTATCTTCTGAAATCACATTGATTAACTCAAGAGCGCCATTATAAATTAGCATTGCGTCATCAATCCAATCATTTAGATAAAATCCAGAAATAATAAAACGAGAACTACCTTTACCATCATTAGAGAGTGTATCAGCTTCACGCTTCAATGAATTTAGAACAAGAATCAGCTGTTCAAGATTGGGCAAATCCATTTGAGTAAGGTAAAATTGTGTGCCAAGAAGAACTAGAACACCTGTAGTTTTTAGTGGGTATTTAGTTTCTTTACTGTCGAACATACTATATCGACCTCCTTTATTAGTATTTTAGCACGGTTCTTTGATTTTGTCAAGAACTTCTTTGTCTAATTAAATCCGTCAAAATCTCCGTTTGCTTTATGATAACACATTTCCCAATCATGTGCACGTTTTTCTGCCTCGTCATTCCATTCAGAATAGTTTGTGTACCAATATAAATTTGATAACGCCAGCATCTTCCAAAGCTCTAATTCTGTTGCAGATTCTAATGGCTTCTTCCCGTGCTTAATGGCTACTTCGGTTAAGTTATCCAGAGTCCACCAGTGCCAATAGTCACAAATGCCATAAACGCCCATACCGTATGTACCAAATAACTCAGGATAATCACTTTCTGCCCCATACCAAGGTTCTGAATTTTTTACAGCTTCGATAAGATTTTCTTTGCCCGGTTCAAATCCAAGATAATAACGAGTAGTTATATTCCCTTTATAAACACACGGCTTTAACTTACCATTATCATCAAAACCGATATCTACTAGACTGTTATATTCTTCATCTGTAATAATACCTTTATTGTGTAGTTTCTCTATGCGTTTTTTATACATAATTACCTCACTTATTACTACTACCAAGAGCACCAATTCCACGTTCAGAATCAATCTTTTGTAGTTCTTTAATACTGATTTCAGAAAGATTTACAACTGGAACGTACTCAACTGCGAACTGGGCGATAGCTTTTGAGGTTGGAACATAAATAGCCCAACCACTATCAAAAACTCTATCAACATTATTTGATAGAATAATATCTTTATTGCATCCGTTATAGATTGATACGAACCATTCACCACGATAACCAGAGTCAATCTGACCAGCCATAACAATCATGTTGGCTTTTGTGTTAGAACCACGCTCACGGATAGCGATACGATATTTTTTATCAAATACACTATATAAACCAGTAGGGACTAGTTCATTAGTGTGAGACGGAATCATAAAGTCTTCTGTGATATGCGCATAAATATCATAACATCCATCTTCGTCACGCTTAGTAGGAAGTTTAACAGAATCATCTACACGGGCGAATTTAATACTATCAGTACAGGCATTTTGTAATTTTTTATAAATCTCGTTAAGTTCTTCAATGTTTTGCATTATTGTCTTTCCTTTCTCCATTTATTATATTTAGCTTGCTTATTTCTTTCAATAAAGTCAAGCAAATCCTTAATCTCTTTATTTACAGATTTAATTTTTTCTTCATAAAACATTTCTTCAAAAGTTTTATGCTTTGTTTCTGTAGTATTATGATAGTCTAACTCTGCCTCTTCAATTGCTTTTGCCATTGGTGACATATAGGTATCATACACTTCTCTGTTAAATTCTGCAAATCTATTTCCAGAGCTGTCAGTATAAACATCGCTATCAATTATCTTTTTACGAAATGGATTTTGCCCTCTTGGTCTGCTCCTTGGTTTATACCACATAATTATTACCTATGAAAACAAAAATTTATGAATACCATTTTTCGGTATGTTCAAAAATATCAATACCTTTTTCAAATCCAAGTTTTCTAAGAGTATCACACATTACATCATCCATCTCAATATGGGCGTCTTCTGTACGCCACTGATTTTCTGAGATGTATTTCATCTTCTTGTTAAATTCATCAATTATTTCTTGTGGAATATTATACATAGTTTCTCTCCTTACTTGCTATACCAACCAAGTTGTTTCATTTTCTTTAGGATTAGCTTAGTTTCGTATCCAGTCAACCCAACACAAATATTACCCTTAAAATGCTTATCAAACGTATCCTTATCATAGGATTGAATAATATTGTTTCCATCTGCCTTATGAACAACAGTTAAGACTTGCATATATTTATCAATCTCATTATAGCGCTCATATACGACCGCCCACTTGTCTTCCCTTACTTTCTTAAAGCCGATTTCTTCTAGCTTCTTATCGGTGCTCTTAAACATAATCATTCTCCTTTTTTCATTAGTATTATACCTCTTAATCTTATCTTCTGTCAAGATAAAATTTTTGCAATGAAAGAAATCTTTTATTCACCAGCTTTGAAGTTATAAACAGGTTTGATGTGATTTATAATTTCAACAGTAGGAGAAATTGCGTCGATAATTTCCTGTGCTGGTTTATATGCCATTGGACATTCATCCAGCGTATCTTCGTTCACAGAGGTTGAATAAATTCCATCCATCTGCTTCTTGAACTCGTCTATGCTAAATGCTTTCTTAGCTGCCACCCGGCTATACATTCTACCAGCACCATGAGGTGCAGAGTAGTTCCAATCAGGATTATCCTTACCAATGCAAATCAGACTTCCATCCTTCATGTTTAGAGGAATAATTAGCTTCTTGCCCTTCTTAGCAGAAACAGAACCCTTTCTAATGATATTGTCAGACACATCAATGTAATTATGAACCGTCTGGAAGAAATGAATTTCTGGAATTTTCTCTTTCAAACCAACACCATTAAGAATTTCATTCATAATATGAAGTCTATTCATAGTTGCAAATCTCTGGCAAATAAGCATATCACAAAGATATGCTTCGCGGTCTTCACCCTCAAGATAACAAAGCTCATTTGGAATATCGGGAAACTTAAAATTTAACTCAAAAAGTCTCTGAGAAATTTCCTTTTCTTTTTTCTCTGCCTTTAACTGCTTGATAAGGGCATTAATAATTTCTTTCTTTTTGTTTTTCCCTTTTAGATTTGAAATTGCAACATTTTGGTGGTACTCTGCCACCTGTTTCCCAAGATTGCGGCTTCCAGTGTGAATTACCAAATATTGATTGTCGTTATCATCTTCATCCAGTTCAATGAAGTGATTACCGCCGCCAAGAGTGCCAAGACTACGAATAATCCAATCAATATTATGCAAAAAATCTTTACAAGTTAAATTATCCAGAAAATTCTCTTCGAGAGTTGGTTTTTCGTGAACAGCCATTCCGGCAGGAATACGCGCATGGATTACATCGTCTAGTTTCTCAGGGTCAATATAGTTCTTGCCAAGTTCAGCAACCAGCATACCACAACCGATATCTACACCAACAATGGAAGGAATAACCTTATTCCCTAAGTCAGCGGTAAAACCAATAACGCAACCAGTACCAGCATGAACATCTGGCATAATACGGATTTTGCATCCATCCACAAAGCTCTGATTACACAAAGTTAGAATCTGCTGAGATGCGGATTCTTCAATGTTATCAGTAAATACTTTTGCGGCAGCGTATTTGCCCTCAATCAGCTTCATATAAATCACCTAATTCAAAATAATCATCACAAATCGTAATAATTTGTTGTTTACGGTCATAAGAATCTTCAATAATTAGTTTTGCACCTACAGAGTCTTTTAGCTTCATAAGTTCTTCCAAAGAATTAATATAAATTACACCACTGTATGAACAATTCGCAGATTCCTGTTTATAGTTAAACTCTTTAAGAGCGGGATATGTTTTTTCGAGCGGTTTATTCCAACAACCAGAAGATTCAATCTTAAATTTCATATTATTTACCTGATTTAATAGTCACACCATTGTCAATTTCAATTGGATATTTACAAGTCCCATCATTAAAACATTCGTATCTAATAAACCTATCAGCATTATTCATGAGAACTTTCTTATCATGGCGATTCCAAATAATATAGTCATAATTATAATTTAGAACATCCATGTCACTCTCGTTGGATGCTTTTGCTTCTGCTTCTGGATTACGAATTAGAATCGTCTTTGCATGGAACTCTTTCTTATACTTCTCAATTTCTTCTGGTTCACGGACATCAATAAACACAAGAGTATATTCGTAATTAAAAATATAATTCTGTGTGATATGCCCAATTGGTTCTGTCCAATAATAAATCTGTTTAACGGTTTCTTTAAACGGTACGTCATCATATTTCGTAAGAAGATGTTTTAGACCACTAAGAAGGTTACGCCCCTTTTCGTCCTTGTTGCCATCCCAACCAAGCTTATATGCTATTTCTTTAACCCAACCCACGCTAGAAAACTGGAAACAAAAAATCTTGTGTCCGTCATAACCGTTACACATATTCACGAAGGTATCTTTACCAGCAGTAGAAACGCCATTAAGAATATAATATTTTACATTCATTTATAATCCCTCACTTTCTATAAGTATTATAGCAAAAAGGGCAGGGTTTGTCAATACCCTGCCCTAAAACTATTTTAGATATTTACAAGAACTTCATAGTTAGTTATGTGCCAATAATCTTTCTGTTTTTCAAGATGCTTACAGAGTATTACATCACCAACTTGAAATTCTTCATGGTAATTTTTAGAAGTGATAGTGTAATTAGATTGTTTGCCACTACCAATACTCTGCGCCGTAATTTGTCTGGCCCATGCTCTACCACTAGCCTTAGACTTTAGTGTTTTAACATCAAGAATATACAGCTTTGGTCTATCCTCTTGCTTTCCAGTTGCAATATCGACATAGCCCATGTATTCTTTTTGAATTTCTGCCTTTTCTTTAATGGTCATTGGTTTGATGCCTAATGACATAATTAGAGTTTCGCATTCATTCATAATAGCACTATTATCTAGTTGAGTATAGGACTTAGATTCCTTACCAGCTTTGGTAACGCCGATGGAATGTCTTTCTACAATCGCTTTTACGACATCACTGTTAGCTAGTTTTTCTTTTTTCAAAGTCTTTGCTGTGCCAAACATATCATACATCTTAACAAGACGCAGAAGTTCTTTAGCATTGCCAAACTCATCAAAGAAATCTAGCTTAATAAGGATGTCTAATTGACGAGAGTTTACAGAAGTTTTCTCGTAAATATCTCGTAGTAAATCCACAAAGGAATCATAATGGTTATCTCGTAAATTATATAAATCATCAGCACAGGACTGATTCATAAATTTAACAGAGCCAATACCTTTATAAATTGAATTAGATTCTTTGTCAACAAAATATTCTGCTTTTGAGTACCTAAACTTTGGTTTCTTGATTTTTACTTTGATAGATTTTGCATATTCAGATGCCTCATTTGTCTTGTCTTCATCATCAACAAAAATATTTAAGCAACAACAAATATATTCAAGAGGATAATAGTATCTTAGCCAAGCACATTCATAAGAGATAGACGTATAACTAACTGCATGAACCAGAGAAAAACTATAACGAGTGGCATTTAGAACGCAACCAAGAAAAATATCCATAATTTCATCAGATTTTTCTTGAGAGAGTCCCAATCTAACCTTTCCGTTTTCCTCAAATCTCTGCTTGATAATTGGCAACTGTTCTTTTGTGCCAAGTTTTTTACCAATAATTTTTCTTAATTTGTCCGCTTCTAGGAATGTATACCCACAGAATTTCATTACGAACTCCATAATAGGTTCCTGTAGAATAGGATAACCCATTGTAGAAGCAAGTAAATCATCAATTTCCTTAACGCCACTATGATACCCAATGCCATTTACAGCATTATCGTAAACATCTTTTCCGCAAGGGCGAATTAAACCAGACACAAAAGTGATAATATCAAACTTTGTAATAGACGGATAATCATGGTGAATCCTACTCCAAGATGCGGGACTAAGAATTTTCTTGATAGTTTGTTCTCCATAATTACTATTCAACTGAAAAATAAGAGATGTATCATTCTTAATTGATTCAAAAACTTTATCATCATCGAAAGTAAGATTCTTTGGAGAAATACGTTCAATGCCAGCGACATCACAGCATTTATTAATAACGCCAACATTATCAAGAGCGAGTTCATCCATCTTAACCCAATTCAGAGAATCAAGTTCTTTCATATTCAAGACACAAACAGGGTATTCGTCACCAGCAAGGGTACAGATGCCAAGCTCTGATTCAATATCTCTATCTGCAACAAGAACACCAGAAGGATGGCTACCAAGAGAAGTGACAGTGCCTTGTACTAAGTCAACAATCTCAAATAGCTTTGGATATCTCTTACGCCAAGAATCATCAATTGTCGTTACTTTGTTTTCGCCTTCTGTTGCTTCATAAACTGCTTTTGCGATTTCATCAACAGTTTCAAGCGGCATGTCAAGGCCACGTCCAATATCACGAATAGCACCACGCAAAGCAATAGTGTTGAATGTAATAATCTCAGAAGTCTTAATATTAGGTAAATCCAAATGGTCTTTTAGCATCCAACGCTTAGTCGCATCACGGTCTTTTGAATACTGGTCTGTATCAATATCGGGAAGACTATACTTAGATTCGTCCATAAAGCGCCAAAAATGAAAGCCATATTTAAGAGGATTGACTTCTGTTACACCAAGAGAATAAAGTGCAAGACTAGAAGCGGCAGACCCACGAGCAGGGCCAGTATAGAATCCGTGGTCTTTCTCCCATCTGGAAATATAGTCTGCAAGGATAATATAGTCAACGGAATCAATGGCTTTGAATGTCTTAAATTCATGATTAAGGCGGTTTCTTACATCATCTTCTGAGAAACCTTCTCTTACAATAGAACTAACAGCCTGTGCGTTGAATAGCTTATCTCGTAGAATCTTTTCAGAATCATCATAAATCTTTGGAAATTTAAATGATGTATCAAGGGTAAATGGCTGTACCATATCAGCCATAACATTTGTATTCTGAATCGCTTCAAGATAAGCAGACTCAGGAAGTGCGTCTTGAATACGATATGCCTCTACAAGTTCATCATAGTTCTTCCACGTTAAATCCCACTGTGCTTCGTCGTCATTAAATACGACCCTCTTTCCAGCTTGAAGAACTTTTCTTGCCTTTTCTTGTAATTTGTTCGCACAGTGAAAATCTGTGCCTGTAATTAATGGGACATCAGTTTGCTTACTTAGTTCGTAAAGATATTGGTTGTAAATCTTTTGCTTTTCTACATTATGATGTTGAATCTCTAAAAAACAACGGTCTTTGTTTCTAGCAAGAAATTTGACAAACCTCTCTTTTAATTCTTCGTTTCCTTTACAAAGCACCGAGGCTACGCACGCAGTACACACAATAATGTTATTACTTGTTCCGAGTAATTCTGCGAAAGTAATACGAGGAACGTAATAAAAATGTCCATCTTCACGATTATATGCACGACTCGACATCTTATTTAGTTCAAAAAATCCGTCTTTGTTCTTTGCAATCAAAACGCAGTGATAATTGTCACGGATTTTTTCGTTAAGGCTCTCTGTAACATAAAACTCACAGGCGTGGATATATTTTAGCCCAGCAGCTTCAATAGTATCTTTTTTATGTTTCCACTCGTAAAAGCATCCATGCTCACTAATTGCAAGCGCGGTCATACCACATTCTTTTGCTAGATTTGCATACTGCTTAAATGTAGCAATACTATCAATACCAGCATTAGGATTTGACAGCATGGTGTGGCAATGATATACAGTATAATTTGGCATACGAACACTCCTTTCTATTATTATTATATACAAAAATAGTGCATCTGTCAAGATGCACTATTAATTTATTTGTTAAATTTTAGAATGGAAGATTTGGTTCTTGTGTTGATTCTGTTGGAATATCAGGTTCAGGGGCGAACGTAGGAGTAGGATTAAATTTAAGTTCAGGAATATTAGCAACAATTCTCTTGCTTAAATTATCATCATAATGAATCTTGTTACCAAGTTCACGCTCCCAGCGATAGCGCATATTAAGCTCTTGCTCATCAGAAAAAATACGCATAGAACAATTGTCATAATACAATTTTAGTTTGCTACCAGCCTTGCCCGATTGACGGTCTTTGACAACTGATAGCTGAAAATCATAACCCTCTGAATCTTCGTTCAGAATCTTACAAGCAATACATCTGTCAGCGAGATTTGAGATTTCACTTGCGCCCGCAACACTCTGCAATCCAACCTCAGTCTCACCTTGGGCAAGTTTGCGACTATGAGCGACTAGAAATACTTCTACTGGATATTTTCTAGTAAACATTTTTAATTGCTTAATAAAATCAATTTGCTTTTCAAACTTTGTCTCCCCAGTACATCCCTTTAAGTCAATTGTCATTAGATTGTCGATGATGTATACATCAGTTCCATATCTACGGTACGAATAATCCATTTGTTTCAAAAGACCAGTTCCTTCCGTACTAAGGGAATTATCACCCTCAAAGCAATCGTCATAAACATAAAGATTTTCATGGTAACACTGACGAATCAAGTCTGTGGCTTGCTTTGAAACCGCATATCCCTTTGGGCGGTCAGCGCCATTATCAAACTCAATAATATGACGATTTGAAGCCATAGGTCTAAAAATATTTCCAAGCAAGAATTGAGCAGGAATTTCACCGGAATAAATAAATACGTTACGGTTTTGCTCCAATGGGGCTGCAACACCAATCTGGTTTAGTACGCTACTCTTGCCACAATTGCCAGATACTACAATTTTTCTATTTCTTCTCATAACCCACATATGGCTTGGAACAGTAAAACAATATTTAAAGCCGTCTTTAGTTTTGTACTCGGTAATTTCCGCTTTTTTACCATTGACAGAGTTTGACGCACCGCTAATACCGACAAGAACTTGGTCTGAAATCTGAACAGTATACTCTAAAGAGTTACGAGTGTACGTTTTCCCATCCATTTCCTTTTCGGTTCCGCGTCTATCATAAATATTTAGAGATGCATAATGCCCAGTGCTTACAAAAGCAAACTGAATGAATGTAGCAGTACACTCAACGGATGTAAAGAACACTTTAGCACCATTGTTATAAACGTGTCCATCCCAGAACAGAATGTTGTCGCAAATTACCTGTAATTGATGCTGAGAGCAATTATACCAATAGTCCGTAAATTCTTTCTCGTGTCTTGGGGCATAAAAATAGAAATTAGTGTATCCTTTAGTGTTGACCGTTTCGTGATAGTCAATCGCACATTCTTTTAGAATTTCTCTGACTCTATTCTTCTTACGCTCCTTCTTAACGGAAATAACGACCGCATTACTATCTTTCTTGGAACTATGAAAACATCCGTCACAAATGACGGCACACATTAGTTTAATCTCTGCGTCTGTCAAATCAATGCCTTCGCCGTTGTACTTGAAAGAGCGGATAAACTTTCCTCTAAATCCATATACATTTTTATTATGAATTTCTCGAACCTCTGCAAAACTTTTTGTTCTAAGGTTCTTACCTTTATCATAATATACGATAGTGTGCTCGTCGGAAAGGCACTGGTCTAGTTTTGTTGTCTCAAAGTGCCACAATTTATCACAAGGATACTTATGATAAATTGACGGATAAACCAGAGAGGTAGTTCCATCCTCGTTATACTGTAGAACTTTGTCTCCATCCTGAAAATCTGCGATACGTTTCCAATCAGTACCAGTGAAGAACTCTGTGTCGCAATCAACACAACCAGCAGTACCAGTAATTAGTGTCAAAGTATTCTGAAAGTTACCATACAGAACCTTATTTAAAGCTTTAATCCCGAAAGAAATGTTTGGCACATTCTGTAGCTGCATCTCTTCGTAATCAAATAGATGTTTAACACGAGGATTTTCTACTGCTTTAGCATCTGCAATCATTTTTAGAACTGCACTGCCATCAATAGCAATCATTACATTATTGGCATCTGTTTTACGGATAGGTTTCTCTTGGTTAAATTGCTTGTAATATTCTTCAACAGCTTCCTGTGCATAATCAGGAGACTCTACAATATAACAACGATACTCACCCAGCTTTTGAACAATCTTCTTTGTTCCTTCTTCGCCAGCAGTATCATTATCAAGCCATAGGATAATCTTCTTAAATTTCTCAAGAAAGTCGAAATTATACTTAATCCAGTTTAGGTCTGTTGCACCTCCTGGAATAGATACAACATTATGATTGCCAGATTGCCAAATAGCCATGGCATCGAGATAGCCTTCACAAATCGTAAGAGGCTGAGTAATATCAATATGGTTGATATTAAACAGAGAATAGCAAGGGGAACAATCACCCTGCCACCAATATTTAGATTCTCCATGCTTTACAGCATGAGCATGACGATATTTAACACCAACAAGACGACCATTAATATCCTTTAGTTTAAATTGAACATCGCCTTTTTTAGTCTGCCCAACATCAAAAAACTTAATAGTTTCTTCTGTAAATCCACGCTTCTTTAGATAAGCAGTAACATTAGAATTGTCTTCAACAGAATCATCAACGGGAAATTTATAATTTTCTAGGCTTTCACGCTCATCATAACCAAAACCGCGCTTGAAATCAAATTCAATATGGCAACGGTCAAACAGACGCTTTAGAGCTTGTGCGTAAGTTTCATCATAAGCGTACATATATGCGTTGATGATACTATAATTACCACCATTGCTAAAATCGTGGTAGCAAAGGTCTTTTTTGTTCCAAATAAAACTAGGGTTAGAATCGCTTGAAAATGGAGAAGAGCCTGTTAGCTTCTCTTCATCAAAATTACGAAGATTCATTAGCTTCGCAATCTCGATAGCCTGTTCTTCATTGCCAAGCATCTGCTCGGCTTCCTTAATCTTGTCTAGTAAATCTGCCATATTTAAACCCTTTCTTTTTATTGGTGATTTACACAGAGTCCACAGCTATCTTTATAGCCGCAAAGATTTCTTCCGTAGAAGTCATTCTTGTAATCCAAAAGTTCTGAATACTTCTTGTGTCCATCACCAAACCGTAATCTCTTCGTATCTGTATTATAGCACGGATTTTCAATTTTTACAATAGGGTCTTCAAGTTCCACGCAAAAATTATTTGTCTCTTCGACCTTGAAGCTATCCCAGTTTACAGAGAGGATGGCGTCAATGGTACGTTTCGCCCAGTCCATAGCCATACGATATTCTTTCTTGTCAAAAGGAATAACTACCAATTCACCCTTGCGGAACATATTAAAATAAAGGGTTTTAGGCCATTCACCATACTTCTCGTGAACTGCATAAGCATATAGATATAGCTGTTTTGCATAATCTGCGAGTTCTTCTTTTGACTTAAATTTAGACTTAGATTTATGGTCAATAATAATTAATCTACCGCTCTTTTTACTTCTAGCAATAAGGTCAACTTTGCCATTAAACAGAGCGTAATCAGTAATAGGAATTTCAAACTCATATTCCGATTCAAGAATCTCCCAATTTGAATATCCCTCAAAATTGGTGAAATAATTCTCGCCATCTGCGTAATAGTAAGGATATAGGTCTTTTGAAAATGTATCAGACATCTTTACGACAAAGCTAGACGGGACTTCTGTTTGAAAGTTATCCTGATAATAAGATAACATCTCCCAAATTTCAAGTTGTCCTTTCTCATACATTTCAAGAATCTTATGGCAAAATGTTCCAAACTCACTTAGACCACTTTTATCATTTTTCTTTTCATGCAAAACGTAGTTTTTATAGTAACAAATTGGACACTCACCAAAATTCTTTAGTTTAGAAAATGAGAAAGTTGGCAGTTTCTTTTGCTTCTTTTCTTCCATACTTTCCCTCCTTTAATATAAAATAGCCACCACCATATCGGTGGTGGCTAAAACCATCAATTATTTTTGGTTAAATTTTACTTAGAAAGGAAGGTCATCAGAACCAGAAGTAGCGTTATCAGCGGGAGCAGATTCGGTCTTCTTTACATGAGTATCGGATTCGCCCTTTGCGCCACCATTAGAGACAGGGCAGAAACCCCAACGGTCCACAATATGACTCTCACGAGTAATCTTTGTATCCTTACCATCACCCTCAGTAGTACGGGTGTCAAGATGACCAGTAACTTCAATACCAGACCCCTTCTTAAAATACTTGCAAATAGCCTCGGCAGTCTTGCCAAAAGCAGTGAAAGTGGGGAAAATAGGACGGCGTTCACCATCCTTCACAGGAACATCCTGTGCTAGACTAAAGAACACATACTTATTACCGTTAGAATCCTTTAGTTCAGGGTCACGAGTGAAACGACCAGAATAAACAAGCATATTCATAAATTAAATCTCCTTTATAATGTTAAATATATTATATATTAAAACTTGACTTATGTCAAGCATTGTCCTTCTTTTCAGAAGATGCTTCGTTCTTGGAAACAAGGTCAACAAGAATCTTCTTTGCCACATCAATATCACTAATAGAATTGTAGTTTGCACTACCATGATACTTAGTGATAATAGCCATCAGTTCAGGCTTAGTAATCTTTTTGTCCGAAACAAGGCTCTTTGCCAAACCATCAATCTGGATAATAGTTGCCTTTAGTTCGTTCTGAACAACAGGGTCAACAGGAATTTCTTCTGGCAGGTCTTCACCAGCGTACACAAACAGACCAATGCCAAACATAGCCAGATTCTTAACAAGACAGCGCATAATAGTCTTGTTAATATCAAACATAGTAGCGGTTTCTACAGTCTTCATTTCCGTACCAGTCTTTTCCTTACGACGAGTCTTAGGATTATACTCATACTTTGTAACTTCATACTGATATGGCTCATCACGCATAGCCTTATTAGCTCCATCCATAACAGGAAGCCACATATCATGAGTAACACCCTTCATGGTCACACTAGTATAAACTATATAACCAGTCTTAGGGTCAAAAGCATAAGGAAGCTGAGCCTCACCAAACTTCTTTACCTCATAAGACCAATCAGGACATACCTTTGAAACTTCTGCAACTACCCAAGGCCAAGATAGATACGACAGCCCGTTCTTCTTCTCAATATGGCTACTTGCATCAAGATAATATAGCGTATTAAAAATGTCGCCAACTGTATTAGAAGTCTTCTTTTCTTCTGCCATTATATAATTCTCCTTGTTAAATTAGTTGTTATTGTTCTTAACAAAATTCTCACGACGCTTCTTGCAATTAGCGCAATGACAAGGGAATGTACCATGAGCGTTAAACCATTCCGCCATCTTGGCTTCTTTCACAGGAAATACACCCCCACAATCAACACAGGTATAATACAGAATCTTTTCGGGCTTATGCTTTACCTTGTCTTCTACAGGTTCAATCATATTGATATGCTTCTCTTCCATTTTTATTCTCCTTTATTAGTTATTGTTAAAATGCTTCTCAACAAAATAGTCGTAAGCACACTTCATATCTTCAATCTTGCCACACATATCATCTGCGAAACGCTCTTCCTTATCGGCAATATCCATCAGATTCTTGGCAATTGCACGAAGATTCTTTGCCATAGTCATGTGCTGACCGATACGGTCATCAGTGGAAAGAATATCAAACTTCTTCTTTACAAGAGCCTTACCAAATTCTGCATCATACTCGTCATTATCACGAGGACGAACGTGACAAGTAATACGCTTACCCGGAACCTCAAACTCTCCAATCTTCGTGTGAACAGTCAGACGCTCAGTAGAACCATCAGCAACCGTAGTCGTGTTAAAAATCTTCGTAATCATTTTGTTTCTCCTTAGTTTTTTTTGTAAATAAAAGTCGTTTTTCATGAACCAGTCGGGATTGGTTTCTATATAATATTATACTCAGAAAAAATCGTTTGTCAAGAGTTATTTGGAATTATTTTTGATAAATTTTCCGGCTCGAGAAAGTTATATGCTGTATATCTACATAAACATAACTTCTGCTTCTCAGAAACATACCCATGAGCGTCATAATATAACACAATATTTCTGCATAACTTCCGATAATCTGTTTCTGGCTTATTTTTAGAGTTAATCATATCGTTAATTTGATATACAGTAAACTCCTTATATAGCCTATCAATGACTTCTTGTCTAGGTAGACGCTTGGGTTTTTCAACGTCAAACAGCATCTTCAAACCCATAAGCGCTCACCTTACTCTTTCCGGGTCTTCTTCTCGTTCATACAACGAACAAGGAAATCGTATACATCTTCCCAATTATTCAACTCAGGGCTAGAACCATCTGCAAACTGAATATCGCCAAGCTCATAATCACGAAGATAATTGCGCTCATAACAAAGATATCCAAGCCAGTCGTCATCTAGGTCATTAAACTGCTCCTGAATAACATACATGAGCACGCCTTCAAGACCATTACTCATAATAGACGAATCATCGTTATAATCACGGAGCACCTTATTGATAGCTGCCTCAAAATCATCGTGTTTTGTGATTTCTTTCATAGCTTTTACAAAAGTTTTCTTACTAATCATATTTAATACCTCCAATCATCATGTTCATCAGTGAAACAGTACAAAAGAACGATTCCGAAAAGTACAATTCCGAGAACTATCATAAAATACTCCTTACTTAAAGATAGCCTTCATTACGACCAATGCAACAATACACATAAAAAGCGTATACATACTCTGGTCTCCTTTCTTCGTTTCTATAAGTATTATATCACAACGATAAACACCTGTCAACACCTTATCCTAACATTTTTTCTAATTCCAAGATTTCGTTTTCAACATTCTTAATTCTAACTTCATAATAGCCCCTTATTTTAACATTCGCGCTTTCACTAAGAGTAATAAGATTATTCAGCTCAGATTTTCTATCATTAAGTTCTTTTAGTATAAAATTATTCATCTCTTCTTGCTCGAATAAATTCTTATACTTTGTATACAGAATATAAATCTCTTGGCTTGGTCTACAATATGTTTTTCTCTTGCCACTATTTCCCTCTCCGCATCCATACATACACAATGCTCTTTCTAAATTCCCCTCACTCTTTTCCAAATAATATCTCAACATTTTTACCCCACATCTAATATTAGTCTTTTCATCATATAGCTCATCTTTACTCACACCCAAAAATTCTATCACTTCCCCACTTGTACTAATTTGCATCAGCCCCCTATATTTCTCCCCAACATCCCCCTGAAATCTACTCTCATGTTCAATAATCCCCACCACTAACGCTCTCATTTCTATATCATATTCTTGGTTC